TTTGTAGAATTCTTTCCATAACATTTTCTAAAAGGTCTATCTTAACGATTCTATTCTTTTCGAAATAATCCCATAGGAAATATTCTTTAAAATCTACTGCAACTGGATATATAGGAATATCACAAACATCTCTAGTGATTCTAATGCAACATAAACCATAGTTAATCATCCGTATTCCAATCAGGATCTGCTTCAAACAAACCATCAAATTCTTTCTTAGGCTTTTCGGAATTTGGGTCTACAATAATTCTAAGATTTCCTTGTTCTGTCCTCCCAATCAAATCATCTATTTCTGACTGAACATCATGAGTAACAACTTGGTCTTCTGGTTTTTTAGAAAGCATCTTAGCAATCTTTGCATCTTCTTTATACTCTTCTTCGGAAAGCTCTTTCACAAAACTTATCTTAACGTCATTCACATTGCTAGACATCTTGATATAATTTTCTATAAAAGATGGAACAAATAATCCAGTCTCTACTCTTAAACAAATGTTACTAGAAATCATTCCGGAAGCCATTAACTTTCCATTGATTTCTTTAATCCCCATCTGTTCGCGCACATCGGCATCAGGAAGCTGGTCTAACATTTCTTTAGGAATCTTTTGATAAGCTAGTCCTTGAAATGCTACGAAAAAATATTTAGCCTTAGAGCAACCTTCTTTATCACAACTCATTCGAAACCTCCCTTGAAATGTTTACTAGTTCGTCATCTCTAGAAATCCCGTTGATGAGATTTAAGAAAGCGTCATCCTTAGATTCGGAAAAACAAATCAAATTTCTACCAGACTTAGTTTTCCCTACATATAATCCAGGGATATGATTCTTAGGAATTTTATAAGGTTCGTTTCGAGTCCACTTCATTTTGTATCTCCTTGGTTGAAGCAATTCTTTTAAGATAACACTTTTCAAAGGGTTTGTCAAGGTCTTTTCTAAAAGTTTTCTAAATCTTTTTTGAAATTCTTTTCGGAAGATATTTCTTTAAGAGTCTTCTCGGTGTTATATTTTCTTGGATTTCCACAAGCATAACAAGAGCAAGATTTTCCGTGGGTAGAGTAGATTCTTCCTATATTCTTTTCATCGGTTTCTTGAATTCCCCAACTCTTAGCAATCTTCTTAGCCTTTGTTTTGAATCTAGATTCTTCTTGTCTGCGTCTTTCTAAACTCATAAAACCTCCAAAAAACATTTTCTAAAATATTTTACATCATTAAAAGTTGCTTCGTTTTTTATATATTTAAATATCGCATTATTCCAATAGTCATCTAAAATTTTTGAACTTAAATTCCTTCTATCCCCTACGAAAAGTTTCCTACGATCTTCAGAAACATCTTCAGAAACATTTTGAAAATAACACGCAATAGTTTCTGCATATCCTTTTTGTTTAGGCATATAATAAAGAAACTCAATTTTTCTCATGTACTATACCAGTCCCACCGCAGCACGGGCAAATCTTTTTCGCAGTCTCTATAGAAATTTTTTTGTAAAGATTTTCTATAACATTTCCTAAAGAATCTAGATAAATCTTTCCTGTATTTTCGCAACAGTTCCCTTGATGGTGATACAGAGGAGATTGATGGCAAAAACATTTACAAATTTCTTTCATAATATTTCCTCGTTACTATATATTTATCAAAATCTTTTCCGATCCATTGAAACTTCGTAGGATTGTTATTTACGTCGAACGCAATAAATTTATAAGAAACTAATGGCAACCATGTTAAAATTATCGGACAGGAATGATTTAGAAAGTACCAATATGCAAAAACATGCACGTCATCTAGATTCGCCATTTTTTCTTAAAGCTTTCTAAAAACTCTTCAAACTCCATCTTGGCGATTAGGTTCGGAGCATTTATGTTTATATTATCTTCCCAATCAAATTCAGAACAATTTTGCAAAACAGCGTCTTTAACTTTCTGTAAATCTTCTAAAGACATTTCGGAAATAAATCCTAAAACATCATCTAAATCTATTTCGATGTCTACATAAGTATCTATATTTTTTTCTATAGTATATGTTTTGCTCATATTTTAAATCTCCTTGAAATAAATTCTATAACACCACCGACAGGAATCATTAAAATACACATCCCAAATAAATTCAGAAAGTTTATAGTAACAATCCCACAAAATGCGAACCAAAGCAATATCAAAGGCAAGAATATAGCATTTGCAAAACCTATCTGAAAATAACTATAGAAGTTTACTAATCGTTCATTATAATTTTCTGGATTTACTAGTCTGTCTAAAATCCCTAAAACATAATTTTTAATTGTTTGTAAGATCATTTTTGTTCCTTTGATGAGATGTAAATTGCTAGTTCTGTTGCAATAATAAATGCCACAAACTTTATAACAAATGACCAAATTTTATTATTTCCAGACCAAAAAATTTCGTCCAACATTCCGCAAACATAAATTAGAAAAAACAACATTTGATATTTCAAAAAATTCATAAAATACCCTTTCCATTTAGTTTATATTCTTTTAAAATTTCTTCTTTTACCAATTCAAAAACATGCTCATTTGATATATTCATTTCGAAAACCTTTCTTAAAATTTGATGCGATCTGTTTCAAGCTTTTCTATAAATGCTTGAACATCCTCGTCACCATTCTTAAAATTAAATAAACAATATCCTCCAGAAGAAGCAGATGTTTGATGATTCGCCTCTCCTAAAATATATGAATATTCTTTGTCTACAATTTTGTAATTAACTAGTTCCGAAAATTTTAAACAAGCGTCTTTGATATCGCTTGCCCAAAATGTACCAGACGCTTTTGAAAGTTTTCCGTGAAGTTTCTTGCAGTTATACTTATATCGGTTCGCCATAAGCACCTCCTTGTGATTTAAGAAGATAACAAATTTAGAGACGTTTGTCAAGGACTTTCTTCAAGATCTTTCGGAAAATTTTCTTAAAGGTTTCTTGACAGTCGAGATTAAAGATGCTACAATGGACTCAACAAGGGAGACTATAATGAAACTAGAAAAGAAATACTCTGGAATTTTAGCGGCTTTGAAGATCGTTTCCAAAAAAGTCCAGGGACCAGAGGAGTCGGATGAGAAGATTACTAAGCGTGTAGGAGTCTTGAAGGCAGAATTCGAATATACTGATGGAGATCTTTCACATTTTGTGGATGGTCTTGTAGCAAATGATATTTATTATACTTCAGTGACTTGGGCAGAAGAAAGAACCGGAGCATATCTTCTTAATATCAATGAGATTGAAATTCCAGTAAAGATTATGAAGATTGAACGAAAGAATAAGGACTCGGAAGCAAAGTTCGCGATTACTTTCGAAACAGAGGTCCTAGATAATCTTTCGGTTGTCGGAAATTACATTAAAGATAAGGAAAATCTTGCTACATTTATTTTAGAAAAATCTGAGTAAAATTTGTTAAAAGTTTCTTCAAGTTCTAGAACATTTTCTAAGTTTGGTGCAGGATGGTTGACAAAATTAGAATTCAAACTAATCTGCGAAAATCTTGAAGCAAAACTTTTAGAAGAAACTTTTAACATACGTATTCAAAAATTAGAAATAATCAGCGAACTCACTTTCCAAATATTTTTATTTAATAGTAAGTGGGTTCTTTCGGTTTATGTTATTCATGACGAAGAAGAATCTTTAGAATATATTCAAAAAAGTTTTTCGGAAATCTTTTCTGAAAATTCTGGATATCTACTTATGATGAATGGAAAAACAAAATATTGGAGCTTTTTGAGTGAGATGTTTTTGAAAGATTTAGAATTGTTTTAGAGAAACTTATCAAAAGCTTTTAGAGATACTTTTTGAAAAAGTCTTCGTTAAGTTTTTTCGATTCTTTCTTTTCTTTTTCTCTCTGACGTTCTCTTTCTGCATGGACTTTAGAACTTACTTCCGCCTTGACGCTGTTCTTATTCGGAAAGGAAGATGCGTTTGTTTCGTTCCTTCCCCAAATCCGAAGACAAATTTTCTTACTGGTCCATTTACCATGTTCATCTTCTAAAGGACCTATATTACTTCGCGCCCTAGAAATGAATCTGACAGCAGTCGAAATTGTAGACCATTCAGAATCAGACAAATTGGGAACTTTTTTATATTGGCCACGATATTTAGAAACCTTTTTTAATATCTCTTCCAATTTTTTACTTTCTTCTTTACCCGCCTTTACGTTTGCTCCCACTTTTTGAGCATCCGCCGGGGTTTGGCTTACATTTTTTGCTTCGTCAGACTCTCTAGTCATACGAATTTCCGATGGAGTCATATTGATTATCCTGTCAAATCTAGCCCAAAGAATAATTTTCCGAATTGGTGTTTTAATATCCATAAGATTATTTATACATTAAAGAGATTCTAGTTGCCTAAGAATCTCTAAAAGTTTCTCAATAGTTTCCGGAGTTCCTTTTCCACATTTTATCTCAGCTAACAAATCTTTCAATTCGGTTAGAAGAGATTGCATTTTATTCTAGACCAAATCTCTTCTTGTTAATCTTTGCAAACTCTGTTTCGTATTTTCCATTGACTCTAGAATCTTTTGAAAGAGAGATGGTAGGATGTTTCTTAATCTCATCACCTTTCTTCATAGCAATATCGATCAGCCATTCAACATCTTTTTTATCAATCTTTGGGTTGCTTCTCAAAAGGGATGCGCGAATGATTTCTCTACGTTCTTTAGTTTTCCCATTGCTAATAAATTGGTAAACGTCATGCAGAAGGTTTGCTAAAGGTTTTGGTAAAGTTGCTTCCCCGTTAGCTTTAGCTCTTACCAAAGTTCCAATAAGTGCGGCTCCTAAAATACTTAAACCTGGAATAGCTATCGCACCGATTTGAGAAAGACTTCCGATATCTTCCTTAAGCAAAATTTTCTCACGGATATTGTCAAGGGCTTCCTGAATATTTGCCAAATCGTCTGCAATGTCTAGTTCGGTCACGACGGAGATTTCGGATTCGTTTAGTTCAATCGCATTAAACCTATCAAATGTTTCCGAAAAATTTTCTAAAAAGCTTTGAACGGGGGTATCTTCTTCTATTGAAAGATGTATTTCTTGCTCTTCGGTTTCTTGGACCTCTTGGATTTCAGTTCCATCAAAATCTAAACTAGTTCCACCCAACATTGAATTGAGCTTAAATAATTGTTCTTTGTGCATGTTAGCCTCTTTTAGAATTATTTATAATCACAAAGATTTTAAAAACTATTTCCTAAAACGTCTTTAGAAAATTTTTACATTCTATTTTTGATTTCTGAGATTTGTTAATTTGTTTATCATAATAACCCATCAATTTTGTATATAAGGATTTCAAAAATTGCTGGCGAGTAACTTGAAAATTTAAACAAACTCTATTAGAATTTCTTAATTGAATCTGGCCTTTTCCTAACGCGCCTATAGTTAAACAATCAAATTCTATGTTTTCTACAGGAGTAAAAATAACATCACTTACAACAAATATATTTTTATCTATGGTATATTTAACCAGTAAAATAGAAAAATAATTATTATTAGTTTTATACAATTCTTTTAATTTTTCTACGGAAGTCAGATTAGGCATATTAAATTTCGTATCTAATCTGTGAGACTTTACATCTATAATATGAATAAAATTATCACAATCGACAACAGTGAAGTCTGCCATTGATTTCCTACTATTCTTAAATCTAGTCTCTTTTACTAAATCTGTAGGAAATATTTCTAAAAGATTGTTTTTAATAATTTCTTCAAAAAGTTTTCCAATAGAACGAACATCATTTTTAGACAACTTTTCCTTTATTTCATTGTTATCGTTTAGAATAGTTTTCGTATTTTCTTCTATCGTTTTTATAACTGATGCGTCATATAATTTAGACATTTATATTCTTTCTGTTGTGATATTTAATAGCAAAAAAAAATTAAGACTTCTGATTTCTCTCTAAAAATACACCATTGACGTAACCTTGTATATTTTTGTTTTCTTCGACTTTTTCTAAACGCTTTTCCGAAATCACACAATACTTTTCGTCAATCTCTATTCCAGAAAAATTTCTTCCCAATTTTTTAGACACGACGGCAGTTGTTCCAGATCCCATAAAAACATCAAACACTACACCATTTTCCGGGCAGCTTGCCAAAATTAGTTTTGCTATTAGCTTTTCTGGCTTTTGGGTAGGATGAATTGTATTTTCCGGCATGGACCAATAAGGAACCGTAATATCATCCAAAAAATTCGAAGGAAACGTCATTCTAAATTTTCCAGATCCGTCTTCTACCCAATCTTTTGCAACGCCGTCTTGTTTATACGGAGCAATTACTTTCTTTTTGGTTTTAATAGAATCTACATCAAAATAATATTCGTCAGTCATTGTAGCAAATAGGATGTCTTCGGAACTATTTTTCCAATTTTTTGAAGCACCTCTTCCCTTTTCTCTTTGCCAGACAATCCTATTTCTTATTATCGCATATTTTTCTAAAACTGTATATTGCTGAACAGAACATTTCCAATCACCACAAAGATATATTGTTGCTGTTGGTTTTAACAATCTTATAATTTTACTAAACCAGGAATCCAAATATTCTAAGTATTTGTCGTTAGTTGTTTTTTTAAAATTTATTTCTCCAAAATTTTTAGATAAATTGTAGGGCGGATCTAATATCAAAAGGTCTACGAAATTGTCTGGAAAATAATCTAACGCTTCAAATAAATCATTATTAAAAATTTTATTTAAAACATTTTCGACAGGTTCGTTGCTCGTTATTTTATTCAATTTATTAGAATATGTTTCTAAATCTTTTTCATTAAAATCTATTGTTTTGTTTCTTTCTGATTTTTCTTTTATCATCTGTTCCTTTTATTAGTATTTAGTAATTTCATAAAATACTCCTGTATAGTTGCATGATGGATATCTTTTTTAATATTCCAAAAATATGATCTATTCCAATTCATAAAAGTTTCCTGTAAAGTTCCCTAGAAGGTTTTCTTAAAATCATATTAAAATTACTATCAGCGAATATATAAAACCAATCATTAATAAATGCAGACTCTATATTTCGACAACTATTTAATCCTGGATTCATATCAAAAAATTTATTTTCAATTTTATCAAACAATAGAATCATCTTAAACTTTCTTTAATAATCTTTCCAAACTCATATTCGTTTTTAATAGTTCTCATAATTCTGTTTAAGAAATCTCTATTCAAATAAAATTTCTTAAGGTCGGCACAAGAACTAGGATCGCTATTATAAAACGCATAATGATTTTTTGCATCCCAATAAACAAAAGTTTCATACGTTTTCATCAAAAATTCAACCAACCTTTCGTCAAACTTTTCTTAAAATAGTAATCCAAAGATTTGAAATAAAAATTATAACCATCGTAATCTATAAAAACTTTTTCAAAATCTAACCAAACCCAACCAACATGCACATTTTCAAAAATATTCCAGCCATTTATTCCTTTAGTATTGTATATCATTTGAAAAGTTCTTTATAAATATTTTCGAATTCAGTAAGACTCGCATGATGTCCTGCAACAAAAAAATCATTTGAAACATCTTTGTTTATAAAATAATCCTTAAAATCTAATTTAGAAGTATAATTAAAAATATCCCGCCAATTGAAATGGATGATGCGATAAACATTAACTCTTTGAATTTTCTTAAGTTTTCTCATAAACTCTTTCTAATATTTTCATAAACTCTTTTATAAACTCTTTTATAAAAACTCGGAACAAAATAATTTATAATAAAGTCATTTCTATTGTCAGATTCCAGAAAATATTTCTCAAAGTCTACAGGGAAATCATAATCAAAACATCCAGCATGATAAGGAGGATTTCTGCAAAGTTTTTCTAAATCTATCTTCATAAAATATTCAAAATTGTTCATAAATTTTGTTCCAAGGCTTTCCGAAAACTTCTTTTATAAAATTATTTTGACAATCATTATCTAAAAATGTTTCTAAAAAGTCTAATTCATCTTGGCCCATAATAAGAGCTTTTGTATCATATCCGTAAGTAAAAATGACATAAGAACATGCTAAATAAAATCCAGAAAATTTTTCATGAATCATGGAAATCCTTTAACATTTCTTCAAAAAATCCTACATAACTTTTTCTATTAAAACCTACATAACTTTTTATATTAAAATTTTTAACATCGTATTCTAAAAAGATTTTCTTAAAGTCTAGTAAAAGTTTTATATTCCAAGTTTCGAAACCATTTTCCAAATCCCATCTATAAAATGTTTCAAAGGTTTTCATAAAAAGCTTTCCAGAAAGTAATCGTATAATTTTTCTTCAAAAATAAATTTTTCGTTTCATATTTTAAGAAAGATTTTTTAAAATCTGCACCAGAACCAAATCCTAAATCATATCCAAATTTTTTATCACAAATTATAATATTAGAATATTTTATCATAAAAAGCTTTCCAATTTGTCGGTGGTCTTTCTGTCATTATACAATTTGATAAATGATAGTCTAAAAACCATTTTTCAAAACAGGGAATTCTTCCAGAGCACCAGTTTAAGGTTTTAGGATTTATTAAAAAGAAATCTCGAAAATCATGCACAGATATACTCCAGAAACTCCTCTACGGAAAGAATCTTAATTCCTAATTCTCTCGCCTTGGTAGCTTTCGAAGAAGTAGTAGAAGGATCCTTAACAACGAGCACTTGAGTATTCTTAGAAACCGAACTTGCTTCTGACCAACCAGCGGCCTCAACTTTTACTAAATCGTCTCCATGAAATCTTACTCCAGTGATTACATATTTACCTGCGTTTACTGACATCTTTTTCTCCTGTTTAATTTGTTTTAAATTTACGAACTCGAAGAACAATTCTTTTTTGTCAACCATTTCGGAAATAACGTTTGAATTGAAATTTGAAAGATTGTTCAATTTGTTTATTTCTGTAGCATCTTCGAAAAACTCTATCAAATCGAACCCAGAATCTACAATCTTTTGAGCAAGCCTTTCACCACAACTATTCAGAAAAGTATTGTAGACGATCTTAACATCAACTGTTCCGGAAATATTTTCTAAAAATTTGTTAATCTTTTCTATATGACTTTCTCCTAGTCCATAAACGTTTCCGGAAAACTTTTTATTATACTTTATCAAATCATATACAGTATAAATCTCTTCGCTTTCAAAAAACTTTTCTATAATCTTTTCGGAAAGTCCTTCCGGATAAAAGTATGAAGAAAATGTATAAAGCCTTGACGAGTTTAAATTCTCACAGCTAGGATTTACACAAAATATATGCTCTCCATTTTGTTCTCCGTTAGAATTACAAACAGGGCATTTAGGAACAATTTCGGAAAAACTTTGCTTAAATATTGTATTAAGATTTTTCGAAATTGTTCTCTCTACATGAGGAATAATTTCATTGGCTCTAGAAATTTCTACCACATGGTCTGCAAAAACTGGCCAGCAATCCTTTTCTAAAGCCTTTGCATAGCTTCCTAGACTTGCCTTAGAGATAGTGGCTCCAGCTAATTGAACCGGCTCTAGAATGGCTACAGGAGTTAATCTTTGGTCTTTTCCTATGCTCCATTTGACTGACAGCAGTTTTGTATTTACTACTTCATCATCAAATTTGAAAGCGAGATATTCAGGGCCAGTTTTGAAAACTACTCCGTCAGCATCATATGTATAATCGTCTTTATATTTTTTCTTGAATGCTTTCACATCAGTAAAAATTAAATTATCTACAGGAATTTGTTTTTCTACATTGAACCAAGTTTCCCAAGGATATTTTTCGGTTATGTCTTCCTTAGTATCTATATTTGTAAATGTATATGAAATAACATCTACCCATTTGAAAATATTCTCCCAATCATCTTGCCTAGAAATTGCACCAGCTACAGCATTCCTAGAAGATTTAGAAATATCGAATCCATTGTCTATTGTGTAATTTACTTTTTTAATCGCCGCCTCACTTCGAACAGCAAAGTTTTCTTTTACGGGAACAGTTTTCGGAAACTTTTTCTCAAATTTCGCGGTCCTGTCTATTCCTATATTATCTTTTCCTCTGGTCGCAACTTTATATTGATGCCCATTTTTATATGTGGCTAAAATAGAATTTCCATCAATTTTTGTAGATTGTGTAGTATTGGCATTAAGAAACTTTTTTAAAACGTTTATATCTTTTGTCTTAATTTCAATAGAACCAACTGGAATAGGATGTTGAGTTTTTTCCTTCTCATCAATTCCCTTCAAAACGTAACCATGGCCGACTTCAGTTAAAATACCATGATTAGGATCTAGCTTCCGGACTTGTTCTAACTTTTCGTCAAATTCTTTATCAGTAGCTGACGAAGTTCCCGTATCATAATATTCTTGAGATAGTTGTTTAATTTCTTCTACTAGTTTTTGTAACATTTTTAATTATCCTTTCAATGGGGTCTAAAACAAGATAACAAATTTAATCTAGCTTGTCAAGGACTTTTTAGAGTATTTCCGAAAAATTTCTTCAAACCCTTTCGGAAGTCTTTTGAACTTTCCTCGAAGATGTATATTTTTCATGCTTCTAAGTTCTTTTATATCTGACAGCCCCACACTTTGTTTGAACCATGTCCGATGCTTTTTAACATAATTATAAAAGTTTAGATAAGTATATGCAACAAAAACATACTCTTTTATATCTATGGGAAGAGAAAATTCTTTAATCATTTTTACGGAACGTCTTTCACAATCTAATTCCATATCTATAATTGATTGTATAATTTCCGAAATTCTTTTTTTGGGTAATTCAATTTCGTGGTCGAGCCATGACCACAAATCTTCAGACATGTTAGAGCCACTTTCGGAAAGTTTTAGAAAAATTGGTTCTTGTTGTATATATTGTAGAAAATGATTAAACTCATGAACTAATACTTCTAGCCATCCTTCATCTTTGATTGATATTTCTAATTTCTTATCAATCTCGTCAAAAGTTCCTCCTACAGTATTTTTTCCTACTGTTAAATCATCCATAGAAAGAACTAAAGTAAAACGATACTTCTTTAGAGTAGAATCCACATAATCTAAAAAATTTTGCGTTGGTTCATCTAAAGAAGATATCTTAATCATTACTCAAACGCCCTAATTATTTCTCCGACTAACTTATGCCTTTGAATATCTTGAAGGCCGAATTTTACCATACCAACATCATCCACATCTTTCAAAAGTTCTACAACGCATTCTAATCCGGATTTTTCTGGTTTTGAAGATTTTATATCAGATTGGCTTCTATCTCCAGTAATACAAACTTTAGTATTGTGACAGATACGAGTTAAAAGAGTTAGAATTTCATGCTTAGATAAATTCTGTGCTTCATCAATTATTATGAAAGCATTTTCGAAATTTCCTCCTCGAACGAAACCAACAGGAGTGTATAAGATTTTATTTTCTTTTAGTTTTTGCTCATATCCACGTTCGCCAAGCATTTCCAAAAAGGTTTCGGCAATTGGAGAAACATACACACCATATTTCTCGTCTAAATTTCCAGGAAGATATCCAATAGCATTTCCAACAGTTATCATAGGACGGACTACAATAATTTTATCGTATCTACCATCATCTAGCATTTTGAGTGACATGCAAACACTTAGCTTTGATTTTCCAGTTCCTGCATGACCATACAACACAGAAATAGTTTTATTCTTAATCATTTTAATAGCTAGTTCTTGATTTTCTGTTCTAGGACTGAAATCTTCGCCTTTATGGTTCTTATAAATCCCTTTGTATTTGCTTCCTGCTAAAGGTTTTGGTAAGAGCGAAGATATCAATTCATCTATATCAGAATCTTGAATATCGAAGTTTCTATCAAATGCATCAAAAAGCTTTTCTAAAACTATAGCCGCTTTTCGACAATCATTTATTTCATTAGATGTGATAGTAAATCTTTCGCCCTTTGTATCAATCTTTACGTTAAAACTTTTCGAAATGTTTACTAAATCTGTAGAAGCAAGTTTTCCTAACAAGTCTCTATCTGCCACATAGATAACTGTAGGAGATTGTTTGACTTCATCTACCTTTTCGATTTCCTTCACCTTAGCTTTCTTAGTAATTTTCGGCATAAATCTCCAAAATGGTTAATAGTAAATTCTAGATAAAACTTAAATCATCTGACTCTAAATCTTCTTCATTATCAAAAAACTTATCATCAATAGATTCTACGTCACGTTTTTCGGAAAGTTTGTGCATGTGTGCGAAATCTTCCGGAAATGGATTATTCTTAATTATTTCATCAAACTGGTCGAAAGAAAAATTTTCACTTTCCATCTTTATCGTCTCCTTCCATATCTTTCTTAGATTCAAATTTATTTGTCAGCGCATATGTTCCAGCAGATACGCCACAAAGCGCAGTCAGAAGTATTAACATGTTATTTGTAATATCTTGATGATGGACTACAGAAAAAATTGCTATATAAATCGCAGCATAGTAACTTGATACTTTTACTAACCTCTTAGAACTTGAAACTCCGTTCTTATCTTGAAGAAAATTTCCGAAATATTTCAAAACTTTTTTAGTAAATTCCCACACGTTTAGTCTCCTTTGGTCAATGTCCTGTCAGTATATAGTTGTCTGGCAAATTGCCTGATTTTTTAGACGCTTCTGCTTCAACTGCTTGTGTTGTCCAAGTCTCACATCGAATCGGCATCCGTAGAGCACAAGCAACTCCTTGTGCTATTTGTAAGGCTAATTTTTCTATGTTCTTAGCGGCGTTAATGTCTCTGTCTAGGATAGCATGGCAATGAGGGCATTCCCAAGTTCTATCTTCTAATGTTAAATCATCATTGATACAACCACATTCATTACAAGTTTTAGAAGAAGGGAACCAACGATCAATTGCTTGAATTTGTTTTTGATTCCACACTGCTTTGTATTTTAAGAAATTGATGAACTGACTCCAACCAGCATCTGAAATTGCTCTAGCTAGTTTTCTATTTTTCACCATTCCTTTGACATTTAAAGATTCTATTCCTATAAAGTCAAACCTCTTGATTAGGTCTAAAGAAAGATTGTGATGAAACCAACTTCTTTGATTAGCTACTTTTTCATGGACTCTAGCAACCTTCACTCTTGTTTTCTTGTAACGGCTAGAACCCACCACTTTTCGACTCGGGTTCTTTTGAGTCTTTCTTAGCTTCGCTTGACTCTTGCGAAGCCATCTTGGATTCTCAATTTTTTCTCCATTAGATAAAATCAAGAAATCTTTCAATCCTAAATCTAATCCTACGATTTTATTAGTTTGTTCAAATCTAGGACTCGCTTCTTCTTCTACGAGGATAGATGCAAAATACTTTCCAGAAGGAGTTTTCGAAATTGTTACTGACACGAATTTAGAATTTTTCTTAGGCAAACGATCTATTCGAATTTCTATGTCTCCTATCTTTTCTAACCAAATTGAATTTTGTTCTAATCTGAATTTTTGATTTGGGAGTCTGAAAGATTGGTGGTTGGATTTCTTTTTGAATTGTGGTCTACCAATTTTCTTTTTTCTAGATTTTGAAAAATATTGAGTTTTGAATTTTTCAAAATCTCTTACTTTTTGTTGTAGTGCTCCCGCATTGACTTCCGTCATCCATAAGAATTCTAATTTTAGTTCAGGTGGTGATTTGTAAATTGGCTTAGTGTTAATTTCTTTATCGTATGAATTAAAAATATCTACCATTTGATTCCAAACAAATCTTACACAACCAAAAGTCTTAGATAAAATTATCTTCTGTTCTTCAGTTGGATAGATTCTATATTTGTAAGCTCGTTTGGTCATATAACTATTTAATAAAAATATATGCAACCAAAAAAGCGAGCCCAACACCAAAACCTATACCAGAATCTCTCCAAAAATGTTCTTCGGAAACTCTTACATTTTTCAAAGAATCTACATTAGTTTTCATTTCGGAAATAGTCTCATCAGCATTTTTAACATTATCTAAGCAAATTCCTAAAAGCGCGGAATCTCTTTCCATCAAGTATTTTGCTTCTATAGCTTGCTTGGCTTGGTCTTGAGAAATATCTAAAAACTTTGTAGTGTCTTTTGAATAATAAACACTATCAAACAACGTGACTTTTTTTGCAGAATCTTTTCCGGAAAATACTGAGTCAAGATTTCCAGAAACTTTTTCGAAATGATTGACCACGACTTTCTGCTTGACTATTACAGTATCATGAATATAACTCTGCCTATCTTTGTATAATGTATCTACTCTTGCAACAACATTTTGAATAATTTTGGATTCTTTTGGTTGAAAAAATTGCTTCCCTCCAAAAAACCCTATTAGCAAAGCAACAACAATTAGCACCCACCACATTTTTGTATTCATGTCAATGTCCTCGGATTAAATTTAGGCTGAATTAACCAATCTTTTTTCTCAGCATTAGATAAAGTAAAAATGAATACCGTATCATTTTCTTCTGGGAGATTTAATATTTCTATCATATCCCAATCTTCTAAAAGTAAAGCGACCGAGTTTCTTCTCAACAAATCATCTTCGGAAAAATTATTAAAGCTTGGTCGAGTAGAGCGCAACAAAAACATTTCTTTGAAGTGACAAAGATAATAATGAGAGTCTATGTCTTTGTAAAGGTGACAGGAAGGATATAAGATTTTTCTTTTCTTATCTCCTACACCCATTCTCATCAAAGTTTCGTTTATAATATTTTCATTAACTTTCGGAATAATTTCTAACAAATCCATTTAACAGTCCCCAGGTTCTACCCTTAAAAACTCGTAAGCAATAGTAGTAGAAAATGTTATTTCTTCGTCTACTCCATTTGTCATAGATAGTGAACCTAAATCTGTTAAGAAAGCATTCTCGAAAATAAATTTCATCTTAGTTCTTTTCATATTATCTAAAAACAATAATTTAAGTTCCTTTATGCAATTCAATCTAAAATATTTCTGACTATCCATATTATGCTCTTCTCTCAATTCACTAATCCAAGTTCTAAAAATAAGATAATTCATACATCCTTCGGAAACTTTGAAATCCATAGTAATAGAATTCAAATCATCATTTATTTTAGATACGGGATGATTGATAGAATAGTTCATAAAATTTGATTTTACTAATTCTAAAGTATATGAAGGAAACGTTACCGACTTTACATAATTATCGAACAACGACATATCATTTATATAGGCGGAAATAGTTGGAGAGAAGCCAGGAATATTAGAAAATACGGCTTGCCATTTATCGCTGTGTTGAACATTTGGAAAGCCGGACATAAAATTATTCTAACTTACTTCAAAAGGTCTGCAAAAGATTCTTTCACAAACACCTTCAAAGGTTCCCAAACATGCTTCTCAATCTCTGTTGGAAAATGTTCGAAAGAAATCTTGGGCAATTCTACTTCAATCTCTTCTTTAAGAAATGCTTCAAATTCTCTTTTAGCAGTTTCAAACTTTTCAATAGCGCCTTTATGTGTGGTCACCAAGTCTTCAATTTCTTTAGATGCCAATTGAATAGATTCTTGAGGAACTTTTACTTGGTCGTTGGTTACAATAGCATTTCCAGCAGCATCCTTTTCGGCATACTTAGACAAAATTGACACTCTAAGATTGTTAAATTTTGCATACTCTTCCGAATAAAGCTCTCTAGTTTTATCTTCAATTTCTTTTACAATAGGCTCTAAAATAGTTTTTGCATGTGTTATAGCAAGCAAAAAATACTTGTTATAAATTTTCACATCAAGTTCTGAAATTTTCTTACTCAAATTAAAAAGGGTTTCCCTGCTCAAGTTCATGTGTATTACTCCTTAGTTATCAAAAAAATTGTCTCAAGTGTTTCTTTATCGAGTTCCGTTATGTCATCCGGAAGTTCGGAAATATTTATGTAAACAAGATTTCCGGAAAAAATTTTCGAAAGATGTTCTTCAAACTCTTTGTTCCTTTTTTCTTGTGTCTGTATTGCTTCCGAAAATTTAGAAATTACTTCAGATTTATTTTCCGAACTATTGTATTCCTGGGAAAACTTTACATAGTCTTCTGCATATAGATTCTTCTTTAACTCTTCTATTATTTGAAACTCTGATTCTACAATTTTCTTATTTTGCAGAATCTTTGCTTGAATACTTATAGAAAAACTTTTAGGAATCTTTTCGAATAATGTGTAGATTTTTTCGATTTGTTTTAGTTTCACGATAACTTTATTCCTGAAATTACTGAATGGGTATTACTATTCACAAACAACCCAGTAGATATTGCGGTTTGTGTTCCTGGGCCATATTTAATATTATTATATGGAGATGGAAGAATGGCAAAAATCTGGCTAACGTCTCCTGCGCCCCGACCTGTTGTTGCTGTTACTGAAACAGTTCCAGTAGTTTGAACGTCATCATAATTATCATCATTTTGAAACATTATTCTAGACCCATAATTAGATTCTGCAACGGTGCTATTATATAAATTGAAAGAACAAACCCCGTCACCATTTATTGGACTCGCGTTTATAATCGTGGTTACATTATTGTTGGGTCCTTTATCGTAAGAAATAAAAGAGTCTATAATATTTAAATTTTGTATCCAATTTATTATATGTAAATCTTCTCCAGTGTTACTATTGCCGCAATTTGTTTGATATATTGTGTTTGAATTGTCTGGAGTAAATGTATATGGTATTGGAGAACCTAGATTAGTAGCATTATACACAAAAAATATAAGATCGTTTGTTGCTCTATTTAATGAAATACTTATATTATATATTGTTCCAGAAAAGAATGAAACTCCAGGAGTACATATGATTTGGCCGCCATTTCCACCATTAGAAAGTTTGTAATATGTAGTAAATGGATTCGCGGTAGCTATTAAAACATCGGCCCCAATAGTTCCAAATGGAGAACCAATATTAAAAATATTCGTATTATATCCAGTTTCCGTAAACGTAATAACTCTACGATACCCAGCCCTAGAAAAATCAACAGAAAACGTTCTAGCGACATTTCCTGGGGTGGTTCCTCTTGCACCCGTAGAAAAATTTATAGCAAGTCTCATAGAATCATTTAATTGAGATATGCCAGGAATAGTAACTACTGAATTAGAACAATTTCCCCCAATTTGAATGTTTGCTCCTTGAATTAGAACATTATTCGAACAACCGCCAATAATAATTTGGTTGTTTTGTGTTGTAGAAACATTATTTCCAATAGCTATAGAATTATCATATGCCGCAAAAGATGTATTTCCTAATGCTACAGAATATTTTCCTCCAGCATTGTTTATATATCCTAAAGCTACAGAATAATCTCCTCCAGCAATTGAACTAAAACCACCAGCAATTGAATCTATACCAATCGCAGAAGTGTTTTCATTAAATGCAAAGGAGTTTGTGCCGAAAGAAACTGTGTTCACGCCGACAGATAAGGAATTGTCGCCATGTGCATACGTAGTATTTCCAAAACCAAATGAATTATTTCCATCAGACAATACTTTATAACCAAGAGCAAAACAACCTGTTCCAAGAATTGCAGATGTTCCTTGACCAATAGCGACAGAATTTACACCATTTGATACCGTCATCGCTAGATATGGATTCGACAAAGGATTAAAATTTTGGCCAATGGCTATAGAATTATATTGTGATGCTAGAGAATTCGTTCCTAAAGCAATTGAATAAGAAGTAGTCGCACTTACATTTTGGCCAATTGCAATAGCTAATGGTGTAGATTTACTTCCCAACGAACTGGCTTGAGCGTTTACACCATATACAAAATTATATGGGCCAAATGCAGAAACGTTACTACCTAAAGCAAAACCAACATCCGACATTGCTACAGAATTTATTCCACCAGCAATAGAAAATACACCGTTTGCTAATGTTTGTTGACCCAACGAAAATGAACCAAACCCTAACGCAGATGTCAATATACCATGTGCAAAAGAAACGCCCCCACCAGCATATGTTTGAAAGCCAAATGCCACATTAGACCCATCTGCGTCTTCCAACATATTGCCAGCCAGTTGAATATAATCAAAATTTGTTGGGTTCGCTCTAGAAATCGCGGTTACAGATTTTCCATAAGCAAAATTTAATCCGTTTATTGGCGTAACGTTTAATCCAGGGTCCGCTCCGCCACCGTATAAAAGATTCAGAGATGCTAATGAACTATCGCCACCCGCAAAATTCAAATATCCGATTGATGACGTATTATATCCTAACGCAACAGAGCCGAAGCCTTGCGCTAAAGATTTGACGCCTATAGAAACGGTATATCCGCCTTCGCCACCGATGTCAACTTCTGCGGACGTAGTATTGCCATTTGTCGTGGAATATCCAGTGGCGGAGGCATAACAACCTATTGCTACAGATTTAATACCAAGAGCAGATGTTTGATATCCTAATTGAAGCAAAGAATCTTGAGGACAACTAGTATCAATTGAGAGCACCGCCATATCAGTAGAATTAGGAAAAACTCCACCAATGCTAATCGGAAATCTTATTGTTCTGAAATCGGTAAACTTAGTCATATCATAACCAAGTCTAAGCTGTTGTTTAGATGGTTCGGTAACTGTTAATTTCGCAGCAGGAAACCACGATCCACCCACAGCGGAAGAAGATATTACAATGTCTCCAGTATAATTTAACCCGGACGCGGAAGTTGTGGTAGATGTAGGAAGTTTTACCCAATAGTTATTGTTGATATAAATTGGATTTCCAGAAACTCCAGGAGAAACCGTGTTCCAATCAAACCCCAAATCTACACTAATTTCAAAATCGTTTATTCCGCCAGTTTGTGATTGTTTGAATTGAGCTTGGTTTAAGAGAACAACCGAAAATAGAACTGGATTAAATGCGAACGCCACCCCATTTCCATAATCATCGATTCCGTTACTATTGACTTTTACCGCATATAACGCTAAACCATTAAACTTAAAAGAACTATTAGATGGAGGAATGCGACACTTGAATGTTCCTGTAGCGCATGTTAATCCATTAGCATTTGGAGAATATGAATCAACTCTATAGAAAGCAGATAGTGGCCAATTAGTTCCAGAAATAGGATTATATGTAGAAACTTGCCCAGCAGTATATTGGTGCGTTCCTGAAATGTTAAAAAATCCTGGCCCAGAAGGAGAAGTAAAATTAGTGCCAGAAACCACAACAGAAAGTGGAAGACCATTAGCATCTAAATTTACAGGAGTTGTTACGCTTTGTGGAGAGGGGACATTAGTATTTCCACCATCTGACAAAGAACCCATAGTAGATTTCCAATAAAGAAAATTATTATTAGAAATCGTATAGGAAGTATTTGAAAAAATCTTTTCACCAAATAAATTTTGAGAAGTTGCCGAAACATAATTCAAAGAGCTTATAGACAATGCTGTAGTATTTGCGTTTTCGCCTCTAGAAATAGTTGTGTCTAATCTATAATCATAAAAAGGAACGAAATATTTAATGGCAAAATAAGGACCTACAGGACCAGATGAAGTAACTGCTTGTAAGCCTGCCGAAGTAATATATGAAGAGATGTTCAAAAGCATGTAGTTACCTGTAATTTGTTCGTTTCAATTATTTATGAAAGCCTTAATGAATGTTTATTTGAGAAGCCCTAGTAACATTTAGATTCGCCATTGTCTTAAAATTCAAAGCGACAACAATAGATGGTGCAGGAATATCTGTTATATATCCTTGCAAACCTTCTATAACAACATTTGCTGGTCTTATGTCTTCCATAGCGTTTAATATATGAGAAGTTTGGTCAGAATAAACTACAGAATTGTCGCTGTTTGCTAAATCAATACCTACGGAAATATGCGGAGTAGGATACCAATCAGAAGGAATATCATCGGCTACATATTGCCCAGCAACAACTTTATTTTGTATCCAATTGTTAGCATAGTCATTCGTATAATAATCTACAATATCTCCAATTATTCCGAAAGATAGTAGCAAAATTCTAACAGCGTTTCTAGTAGTTTTTATAGAATACCAATTAGGCAAATTTCCTACAACGAATCTTAAACATTTATTTTGATATTCTGTCATAGAATCGGCATATAGTTTTGAAGAATTTGTCGAAAATGTCCCTAGTTCTCCTTTATTGATTCCTACATTATATCCTAACATCTGAGCATAATAAGGAATATATCCGGTTTCTATCTGGTCTATGTCATGTAAGTCTTGAAGTCTTTTGGTTTTCTCTAGAACCGATAAATTACAAGGATTATCTACATCTGTATAAATTGTGTTAAGATAACTTTCGAAAAATTGAGTAAACTGAAAAAACTCACTAGGACTTCCATCATAATCATCTCTCAAATATTGCGGAAGATAGTTCGTTAAATTTATTGTCCTATTAGTATCACAAGCTATTATAAAATTTTGTTCCGTGAATATTGTAGATTGGCCTACATAATTCATAGCAGATATTTGAACTACACCGTTTGCTGAAACATTTACAGGAACAGAATATTTAGAAACTCCTGCCAAAGATTGAATTCCAGATGTTACAATAGTTCCGGTGCTTGCAGACGTTAATCCGATTGAAGCGGAAACTATTCCATTTGTAAAATCAGAAATTCCAAAAACGGCGCTAATTGAAGTCATAAAATTATTTAGCGGCTAGGAAGAATCTGATAGGTAGCTTTTCCTGGAGGGTTTACGGAAATTATTTCTATAACCGGATAAGAAGTTTGTCCAGAAAACGTATTAACATAAACATAAAGATTTTGAGAAGCTATTGCGCCATTACTGTCTACAACATATGCAACAATTGTGTTCGTTTGTCCAGGAATTAAATACTGACTTGCCAAAATATTTCCGGAAAAATTATTCAAAGATGAACTTGTTAATCCTACAACGGTTCCTGATATATTAAGATATGATGCTACCAACGTTCCACTAGTATTTGAATAACCAGAAACATTTACAGTAAACATTTGATTAAAATTAGTATTTGCAGAAGTTGTTCCAGAAATACTTGCAGAAATACTTGGCAAAATTCCTGTAAAGAATTTTTCCGAAACTGTAGTAGATTGCCCTAAAGTGTCATAAGCAATTGCCGAAATACTGTATGCAGATATTGAATTGCTTAATGCCGATAATGTAGCAGACCATATAGAACCCCCTTGGAACGTAGCTGATTGAGAAATTCCAGGAGAAGCTATTACAGAAACTGCCGAAACATTTGCCGGAAGATTTGCTTTAGCATCTACAGTAACGGACAATATAGTTCCTGCATTGTAATAACTATTTGCTACTGGTGTTATAATATTAACAACAGGGCCGTTTGAAATTGTTATAGTATCTGAAGACACAGCGACACAACCACCATTAGTCAAAACTACAGCAGATACCGAATATATTCCAGGAAGCTTTTCGCCAAGCCAAGAATAAATATTTCCGTTATAGTTGAATTGACTAACTGCTAAAAGATTTCCATTTGAATATATTTTTACAGCATTTATATCATCTCCAGAAGTAGATACATTAAAATTTATAGGAGTTGTTTGAGAATATATTGCACCATTTACGGGACTGTTTATAACAATTGTAGGAGCTTGCGATATTTGTCTAGGAAGATTTTGAGAAATAGTCTGAGTTGCGCCAGTTCCATTTGTGACTTTAAGATAAACACTTGTCGCACCTACTGTAGGAATTGACCAAGAAACTATCCATGGTTGAGAAGTTCCTACATTTGAAAGTTGTGGTGTTATATCTTGAATCAAATTATTAAAATTATCATAAAGTTTTGCACTAACAGAATACCCAAAGGTTCCTATAAGATTAGCATTATTATAATTAAAATCTGTATAATTTCCGGATATGCTTAACGGAGTTCCATTACAATAGCAACTTGCACAATTGTTTGGAAGAATATTTGCGGAAACGTTTTGGTAAACAATATAACTATATACGGTAGAATAATTTACACAATTTCCGGAATTCGTTATTTGAGAATATATGGTTGTTGTATCATTGCTTGCCGATATATAAAAACTAGCAGAATTGTTTACTGAGCTTAATATTGTTTGCCCTAAAGAATTAGCAACAACATATTGAACAGATGCTATATTAGCTCCGGAAATAGTAGACGATAAACTAATTGTTCCGGCTGATATTAAAAATGTTTGGAATAGTGGACTATAAGAATAATAATTTGTAGATGATAATAAGTTAATATATGGAACTTGGTTTATCAATCCATAATTTATAACAGCAGAAGAAACTATACCATAAGAATCTTGAACATAAAATTTTACAGCAGAGACCGAAGAAGATGGATTAGAATAAGAATATGTAAAAGGAACTAGTTCGTTGGGTCTTGTCCCACCCGAGGAAAGATTTCCCAAATATGTGTTGTGTGTTCCATCATAAATTACAGCAGAAACAGAGTTGTCTATTATTGCAGAGGATGGATTGACTGCTACATCGCTATCTAAAAAGTTTCCGGAAAATACTATAGGATTGCTACAAGTGCTGTTTTGAATACTTGCCGAAATTCCTTGTTCTTTAACATAAAATTGTAAAAGATTACTATCAATTACTGTCCCATTGGTGCTAGTAGCTTCTGCTAAAATCCCCCAAAATTTATATTGAGATTGTGTAGAAGACGTATAATATCTAGAAGAAGGAAGCTGAACAGTAGCATTATAAGGACTTGTAACATCTGTAGAAAGAACCGAGTCTCTTACGAAAGCATTTGCAACAGGGTCGAATTTGTATCTCCAAAAAACGACATTAGAAATATTGCTTCCGATTACATTCGCGGACAAATTTATATTAGTAGAAGTTGTTATTACATTTACTTTAGGAGAAATCAAAGACCCTTGAAAAGAAGCTCCAGGAAATGTCTGTGAAGTCAATGATATAGAAGCACTATTAAGATTAAAATTTAATGGAGTTACCGTATAGTCCGAAGATAATGAAGGAGAACCATCATAAACTTTCGCAGATAATGTAAATGTTCCTGAAGCAGGATTACTCCAATTCCAAGTAAAGTTTCCAAAGCCGTTCGCATAACCAGAGAAAAGTATAGACGCTCCAGAAAGGATATCTACTCTATTATTATAAGTTCCATTTACATCATTTACTTGGGCTTGATAAGGATAAGAGCCACTAAATGTAGAAGATAATGGAGAAATTTGTATTAACGTCGGCGGGGTATTTACTACGAAAGGAACTGGATTTGCGGAAGCACTTACTCCGGAAATATCAGAAGCAATTGCATAAAGATTATAAAGACCAGCAGAAAGAGTTGCCGAAGGAGTTAATGATCGTGTCCAAATATTTCCGGCAGATGTTCCAGAACCTATTAAACCATTTGTGGCAGATTGAATGTAAAAATTTACAGCAGATACTGGATTTGTAATATACTGAGTAGACGCACTTAAAATGAATGGAGAATTAAGAGGGATTATTTGGTTTACAATAGGAGAAAGAATTGTAACAGAAGGAACAGCAACAATAGTATTAAATGAAATGGATGCTATTGCGGATGTTCCATAATTTGTAGTAGCTATTGCCGAAAGTTGATTAACACCGGCTATAGGAGAAGACCAATCAAATTCAAACGAAGCACTAGAACCAGTCAATGTTCCTAATGTTGCATTTCCTACCGTTATAAAATTTCCGGCAGAAGTATATCCAAATACCACAGAAGTTAAACTATCTTTATAAGAAACGCCATTAACTATTATAGGGTTGCTAAAATCTAAATCAGAAACATTTCCGAAAAACTTTATAATACTATTTGTAAAATTATTTCCGGAAACTGGTGTTAAATTTATTACTGGTTGATTAGTAGCATATACAGCAAATGGAGAACTTGTAGCAGAACAATTATTATTTGAAGCAGCAACCCTAACGTAATTAAATGTTCCGGGGATTTGAGTTTCGAAAATTTGCTCATCTAAAGAATTTATATATGAATAATAAGATGACCAAGGACCGCTGGGTTGTCCGGACTTTTGAACGAATACATTAACAGAATCACCATTAGAAACATCCAAATAATTGTTTACAGAATATTCTAAAATCTTTTTTGAAATGTTGGGCTGGATTGTTAAAAGATTCGTATTTGGATAAACTATACTTAAACCAATCTGTTGTTCCGTATTAAGATTAAAAGAACTAGTATATACAACATTTCCTGGATAATTAAAAGAAACATTATATCCAGTATTTCCATAAACAGGAGATGTTACATTTGCAGACCAAGTATTTCCGGCAACTGTTACGGGAACATTTATAGAACTGTTCGAAAAGTTTTGCCAAGTATAAGATCCCGGAGAATTGGAAATTACACTAACACCGACATCAGTTCCAACCCAAAGATAATTATCAGAACTGGTGACAATTATTTTATTAACATTGTTAGAAAGTATTCCAGAATAATTAGATTTATCTAGAACAACCCAGCCGGAACCAACTGAAGTTAAGTTATTTCCAGAATATTCTACAACACCACCATTATAAACACCATTGGCTGTAGAGAATCCTATCACTTTAGTATTAGTAGGAGTTATGTGAATTGTTTTTGCTTGAACGTTAGATAAATGTCCTGCACCAGAATTTAATCCATTGGGCCAAATTGGTGTAGCAGATGATTGCAGTTCTGTAAAAGTGCTTCCGGAAAGTGTGGCAATCCCAGAATCCGTTGCAACCCAAACTGTTCCTAAACTATCTATCTTAAAATCATTTATGTTTTGAAATGTAGGTAACGAATAATTAGTCCAACTACCAGCAGAATATTTGAAAATTCTATTATCAGAAGTAGATACAAAGATAGTCCCAGAACTTGCTAACACCTTTCTAGGGTATATTCCTATATTATATTTTGTTACATATTGGTCGGTAAATGTAGCACCAGATAAAGATAATACGGAGTTTATGTTCGCCCAAGTTAATCCGAAATATTTTACGTCATTAGAATCTATACTAAAGCTAGTTATATCTATTGCATTTATAGGATATGCTGATAAAGAACTATTTGCGGTAGTATACAAATACCAATCATTAGATGTTTGTGTCGCCCAATTTTTAGAATTAAATGTTCCTACACCATTTCCAGAATAAGCTATCCAAATGAACCCAAGAGAATCCATAGAAAGATGAGTAATATTTTGAAAAGCTATATTGGAATTTGTTGTAGTAAATCCAGTAACGGAATTTGTGTTTCTGTTTACTCTATATAAACCATTACCATCAGTTCCCACCCAAACTACACCAGAATTTAATCTGTCTTCTATTAAAGATGTTATTTTTTGGTTGTTGGGAATATAAGAATTAACATAAGAAAGACTTCCGGAAGTTGGGGGTCCGTTTGTAATATCTATTGTTCCATTTATAGTAATGTTTCCTGGATGACAAATAGAATTGCTAGTAACTGTTATTGCTGGGGACGTAGAGAAAACAATAGTATCTACAAGGCTTTGCCCGAAATTTCCTAAATCACTTAAAGCTCTAACAATAAAGTCATAAGAACCGGGGACCAACGAAGTAAACGTATTCTGCCAATTTCCTAAAGTTGTTTGAAAAAGACTTCCTAAAAATTGATAAGGACTTACTGAATTGGTTGCTCTATAATATGCACTAACACTTTCTACAGAACCTCCGGAAATACTTGTAGATGCTTGAATAGTAAATGTAGGATTAAAAATTACAGAACTTGCAGATGGTGATGTTATTGTTGCTGAAGGCGTTGGTCCAGAAGTGTTTAAAGAATTATAAGAAATCAACAATTCAGGATATGCAGCAATAGGACCAAAACCACTTACCCTACCAGAATTAAACCCTATAGAAATGTTTGAAGCATTATTTTCATTACCACTATCGAAAAGGCTTACCAAAAATCCAAAGTTATTTGCTGGATTTTGTCTCCAATTATCTACAATAGTAGTTACATCAAAGTCCATCCAAAATTGATTTGCAGACGTAGAAGAAGTAAATGAATTTGAAAGATTAGAATTTCCTATCCATAAGGCGGGAGAATTTATATAATCCCCACCAGAAGTAACCCAATTTGCGGAAGAGCTACGCTGACCCCACGTTACTTGATTCTCTACCCAAGAAGAAGAAACCTGATATACCGCAACCGAACCAGTAGTAGTAGGATAGTTCCAAGCATTTGTTAAATTATTTGTATTAAGCCTTAAAACAGCACTCTTGATACTTGTTGCAGAAGAAGGAATGACAGAAGTATCAAATTTTATTAAAGACCTTCTACGGGCGTCTGAGCCACTTCCTTTTGATTGTATATATAATTCTCCGGAATCAAATGTTCCAGCAGATATAGGATTGTTTCCGGAAACTGAAATATAAACTGAGTTATTGTTTCCAGTAGCACTATTAACAAGTTTTATAAAATTACTATCTGTTAATAATTGTCCAGTTAAAGTATCTAAAGTATTTGCATCAGTATATTCTTGAACGTTTACCCAAGAACTTCCATTAAATTGCTGAAGTATGAAATAAGGATTGTTAGAAAGTATTGTAGAATTTGGAGAAGAATACCAAGCAGATGTTATAAAAGAACTAGGAAATAATCCGGGATTTATTTGTAAATATACATCGGTTCCAGTTAAAGCAAAACCATTCGGAATAAGTGCCGGAGAGTTTGGCCAAGATACTATAATTTGACTATCGTATTTGTTTCCTTTTGCTCTAATATATTCAGGAATTTTTTGAATAGAAATTGAAGGAGAAGAAGTTAAAGAAACGGAACTAGTATACGTGTTATAATTTCCTGGAAGAAACCAAGAAACCGTATACCCAGGAACAGGAACAACATCATCTAAAATTATATCAAAATATGTAGGATTGTTATTCGCATAAGCCACTACCGCAATGTTTGAAGACTGTCCATTAGGAGCATTCAAAGTCAACTGAGGGGCTATCTTGTTGCTATCTACTATATTATGAAAAACTCTATAAGAAGTTGCAGTAAGATTTATAGAAACTATGCCGGACTGTGGAAGACCATTTGTAGGGTCAACTGCCGAAGATATTTGCGAAAATGTTCCTAAAGAATTTACACCAGAGGTAAACTGAGTCCCTATATTAGTTTCTTGAAGCCATGCATAAGATACGACACGAACTGCCGAAAGAGGAACAGACGACGTGTCAAAATTTTGAATAGCTAAAGATACGTCAAAATTATTCTGAGTATTAAATCCTGTTCCTTGAGCAACCAGCAAATTAAGTTTTGACATTAAAAATTCCTATCAATGATATATGGAATTATTTAGAGATATTATTTTTTATATTGTATATCCTTGAAGAGGCAAATTTATCAATTCCGAAGAATATACCGCCGATGCTTGAAGAGACTGCCCTATACCAGCACCAATATAACAATGAACATTATCATACGAATTCGCTGACAAATGTCTTAAATGATCGATCGGGTCCCAAATCGAAGAATTGACGTTCCAAAAACTATTTGGCGCAAACCCAGATATATATGATACTTGATTATTATATATCAATTGTTGTTGGGTTGTAAAATCAAGCGGGACGGCAGAAGTAGTTTCGGATTGTCCCATTGGGGATAATATACCCACACCAAAGGCTCGACCACTCCCGGTTATTATTGATTTGTCGGATGTAAGAGCATTTTGCATTGTTGTGTTATCCGAATCGTCCCTGTCGTTCCAAGACCAGCCCTGAACGATAACTTTATCACAAAAAGAAAAAAATCCACCGGCACTTAAACTAGAGATTCTAGTGTTGGTTTGGGACATTGTATCTCCGCCTTGGCCGACGGATGTTATTCTAAATTTTTTTCCGTTGGTGCGAGCTATATTATTTACTACTTCACACCAATGGTCACCGTATGTTTGGGAACCGCTAACAATTGGAGGGACGCCAGCCCAGACAGAGTCGCCGCCAGCTATAATGTTTACCAAGGGCGGGGCACCAGCCGAGGTTTCATATGTGCATAGCAAAAGCGCGACCGGACCCCCTAAATTTTGATTTGTCCAAGTAGGCGTGCCGCTTGTTCCAACAGAAGCATAATCTCCGCCGCAGAAATTTCCGGCCATATATACAGACGGCAAATAATTATTTTTATTTTCCCCTGGCCACTGAACATTTAATGCAGAACCGCCCGTTGCTGCGTTCCACATAATCACAGAATTTCCGGCTGGACAGGATGGAATAAGAGTTATTTCGTCCGATACGATTGCGTTTAGATTATAATTATCATAAGATCCGATTGGTGGGGTCCAGGAAGTTGCACTATTAAATGTCACCTGCGACCAACCATATTGCGGAACCTGCACTGTTCCAGAACCCATCGTCGCCACACGGGCCGATTGAATGGCTGCGCCGCTAGTGCCGTAACCAGTAGCATAAAGAAGCCTGACGGATTTTATAGGCCAAGATTCTTTGTTAATAAATCCTAAAGCATTAGTCATAGCCGACATAGTTGAACCAGCAAATGCATTTGTCAAAGTTCCTATAGAGTTAACGCTTCCTTGCATTGCCAAATTTCGCCCGACCCAAGCACGGGCTAATGGAGTCGTTGGAGACGAAGCAGCGCCAGTATATGCAACAATTTTACCGGCGGCATTTTTAGCAAATACTTCAAACGTATATTGTGCAGACGTGTTTAATCCAGTCACCACAAACGAATTTCCAGAAACAGTAGAAGCAAATGTTCGGACACTTCCTAAAGTATACCAAATATCATAAAAATTAGCTCCAGGAACTGACGACCAGGACAATGTAACAGAGGTGCTTGATGTAATGATACTAACGGTCGGCGTTAAAGTTAATCCATTTCCGAGACCCAAATTTATATAAGACCCAATCAACTGCATAAAAATTTCTCCGACTTAATTGTATAGATATTGATTCAATGCTGGTGCAGTTATTCTAGGAATCTCGTTTGTTAAAGAAAAATTAACGATATTTCCATAACCATCCAGCAAATTTTCAGTAATAGGAGTTTCCAAACTATTCACAAGCCATGTAGCAACGTTTATCAAATCATTTTGAACAAAAGAATTAAGTTCATTTAGATTTACTGTAGTTAATGCTTGAACACACACACTGGTTTGATTTTGTGTTACGGAATTTTGATTTTGAGAAATTTGTCCCAAAGAACAAAAACAATTTCCTCTATTCGCCAAAAACTCGTCAAAAATCTTTATCAAACTCTGGGCAGTATTTGTATTACTTAAAGAAGGATTTTGAGAAAGTAATAATTGAATGTTACTATAAAAACATTGCAAAAGTCCTAGATAAAGATTTCTTTGAGATGGGTCGAAAGAAGTATTCACATTACCATTTGTGGAATATGTAACACCACAACTATCATCATTCAGCATATTGGTGCTAGGCCAAATAACTTCTGTTCTTACTGTAGTGTTATCATACTTATACATTTTTAATTCTAATTTCGGCAAAAGACAGCAAATAGCATTTATAGTATTTTGGGAATATGCCGAAAGACTATTGATTTGAATAATTGCCTTCTGATAAAAAGAAACTATATCATCCGTTCCAGAAACCGAATATTCTCTTACTCCACATTGTCCAGTAGAAGATATAGAAGAATTGAACACATACCCTACAGGAACATTTGGAAAAATTGCTGAAATGCTTGGCATCTCTGCTGCTGAATTTGTAGTATAAAGATAATATTGGTTTGGATTTATATTAGGTTGAAAAGAAAGATTCGCATGATTTACTTGTGGAAAATTTTGAACAACATCTATAACGTCGGAAAGATATACTGGAGAATTAAAATTTGTGCTATTGTTAAAGAAATTATAAAGAGCATCAGTAATCGTCGAATATGTGCTAGGAATATCTACCAAAGGATTTAGATAAATGTTTCCAGCTAATTGAAAATCTCTTATCTCTGGTGTTACATAAATGTTTTTAATTGTTATCATAGACCTTGCGTAAAGATTTGAATAAATTGTTGCCAAGTCTGAATTACTCGTTATTAAAGAATTTATAGCAGGATCTTTCAAAGGCGTAGAAGAATCTGAAAGAACCATTAAATTGAACCAATCATTAGATGTAGAATTTACTAGCAACACATTTGAATCATCTTTAACACCTACATATTTTCCGTTAAGTTGATAATAAAGATTTGGGAGAACCGAAAATAATACGGTATTGAACATCTTTATATTAGGAACTTTATATGTATTATCTCTAGTTATTTCTTGTTCTCCAAAAGTAATGGCGTTCTCAATTTGACTGCCCATTATCGTTAAAGTTTTTAAATAGCTAACATAGTCTCTTGGCGTAACGCATCTGTCTAAACTATAAAAAATTTCTGGAGAATTTACTTTAATAGAATCTATGCTTTCTATATCAGCACCACCAACAACATTTGATGCTAATGTAAATTTCATATTAGACGTAGTAAAAGTATTTCCATTTCCAAAAGAATTTGCTTGAGATTGAATACTTCTTCCAATTACTCCAACAGTATTTCCAGCAGAACCTAATGTAGAAAGATATTGAATGTAAATATTATCATTTCCAGTAGCACCGATAGAAGCAATCACATCATCGGCAAATTTTAATTGAACGGTATCGTCTAAATTGGTTGACAAAACACACCACTGAATGTCCTGACCTGCTCCAGCGGATGTTTGTAACGGTATTGTATAATTGTTTAAGAAAGACCTTCTATCAATTGTAAATTCTCTATCCGAAGATGCAGATGCTGTAAATACGGTAGGGTCCGAACCACAAGCAACTCTAGTCATATTTGATGTTAATGTAATATTTCCTGTATCGGCGTCAAACCCAAAATCTTGGTCTCCAAAATAATTACTAAAGGTTACGTCTGGAATTTGATAAGATTGAAACCTCTGGTCAGCTTGGGTTTGGCTATTGTTTATAGTGAAAACTTTCTGAGATGCTTGAACCAATTGGATAGTATTCTGGTATTGTTGAGGAATTAACTCTGTAGAAAATAATTGATAGTTATACCCAGGCTGTGAAGACCAATACTTAAATGTTAAAAAGAAACTAGGATTAGCGAAATTGTTTATATCAGTCTGAGTTAAAATATACTGCAATGGTTGAAGAAGCAAAAATGATTGCCCATTAAAAGTAAATTGAGAAAATTTAGGGAAAGTTATAACCTGTCCAGCAGCAGCACCATTTGGAATAGAATTTATATTAATGTTAATTGAAGTAGTGGCTGGAATAGGTCTTCGAATAACATATCCAAGAATTTTCGAAAGCTCTACGATAGAACTTCTTAATTGTGCCGTAGATGGAAATGATTCATTAGCTCTACGATCAATATAAAAGTTCGTCATGTCAGTAGCCGCTAAGAAAATTTCCGAAATTACACTATACAACTGAGACTGAGAATAATTAGCAAATCGACTATCCTGGGCTAAACGAGAAATTACAGAATCTCTCATTTCGTTGTATGTTAATCCAGTGTAAGATAATATGTTGTTCGTGGGCATTAAAATTCCTTATTCAATAGAATTATTTATAGTCGAACAAATTACTAGAACAAGAATTCATTTCAAATTTTTCTACATCATCTTCAAAAACCACTTCACCATTTCGGAAATAGAACTTCAAATATCCTAAAAACTCTTTATAAAAATGTATATCAAAATCAGAAATGTCTTTACAAGAAATTCCTAAAAAGCTTTCCTTTCGATTGTTCGTCAAAAAATTCTTAAAAACTATTTTATCATTTTTAGAATACTTTTCCGAAATCCATTCTAAAATATTCCAAACACGAAAATCAACACCTTCGACATCTACTATATTTTTAATATTGTTTCTTTCATGTTGTCCAAAAGAAATCCATAAACCTTTTTTAACATTTTGAATAGGACCTTCGAAAACTCCTGACAAAACCATTGCTTCAAGTTTTTTCGAAAGTTCTTTAAGTTTTTTATTCTTTTCTATATGATTCTTCTTTTGTTCTAGATGATAAAAATGATTTACAAAACAATCTTCAGAAGTAAGTAAAATGTATCCACCACATCTATAAAGAATATGCGAAATAAAATTATCTTCTCCCCCCCAACTTCCATCAAAATAACTATTGAAAACTCTTTTGCCAGATCCCAATTTTTCATTAACACTCTGGCAAAGTTCTACAGAAAGTTTATTAAATCCTAGATTACAAGAATAAGTAAATATAGTTTCCAATGTTAAATAATTTGCCACAATCATTCTTCCATTTTTGTTTGTGAAAGAATATTCATTTACCAATTTTTTATCGCATCTCTCATCATCTTGAAAATTTCCATCCATGTCTTGCTTAAATCGTTTTCCGCAAGATACTATAGGAAAGTTTTGATTAAGATTTTCTAAATGTCTTTCTAAAAACTTTTCCGAAGGTATACAATCACCATCTGAAAAAATGATCGTATTATAGTCTGGATAATTTTCTTGAACGAAAGATACCCCGAAATCTCTTGTCAACCCCGCCGAAAAATTCTCTCCAGTAGTTTTTGTGATGTATTTGACTAGTATTTTTTCGGAAAAGATTTCTTGAAAATTTTCGGAATACCTATCTAAAACAAATAACAAAAGGTCTGGTAAAATAGTTTGATTAGAATATGCTGAGATAATTTTCGGAATATGTTCTGCTTGATCGTGAGAAGGAACTATTACGATATTCATTTAGAAAACAATCTTTTTTGTAAACTGTCCTGGAGTCTGATCTTCATTAAGAAAGTAAACCAATTTCAAAGTAATAGAATGTTGACTTTGAGAAATTTGCATAGAACATAAATTAGAAATTACAGTAATCCTTTTCTCATATTGTATTACTAAATTTATAATAGCATCTAGCAACTTTTCCGCAGAATTTGATGTAAGACTTTCGAAAACTATTCCGGAAAGAAACGAACCGTAATTTGGAGAAAATACTCTTTCATTGGGCTCCGTCATAAGTATCGACTCAATTGACTGTGAAATGGCTTGTAGGTCTAATGCATCTACGTCTGATATAACTTTCTTCGCAATATCCAAAGCATATTCGTTGGCATATAAATTCATTTTAATCTACCTCAGAAGAGTTTGGAGAAGACAATCTAATAACTGTTCTTACTGGTGTTCCGTCTGTTATTCCTGGAGTCATTAAAGATTTTCTATTTGCAAGATTATTTTTAATGGTTGCTAATTCATCGCTATTGTATGGAAGAGTTTGATTAGAGTTTGGGGTGACTGGCGCTGGAGTGTTGTTTGGTGTAATTTTGAAAATTGTTGAAGCACCATTTATAGGAGCCATTAGAGTATTATTGAAAGTAACCATTTCCGAATTAGCTTGAGAAAAACTTTGAGTAAGATCTGCGTAAAGTGCTTCCTTAGTTATAGACCATTGATTTCCTACTGGTTTCGTAGCATCTCTATTTGCCTTATATATTGCCGAGAACGAATCATAGTAATTTAGGGTGCTAGCTGTATAGGAACAAATACTCCAACTACAACCTAAAAACAAATCCAATTTATTCATAAATGGCAATATAGTATTATTAAAAATTGCATCATATTCGGCAATCAATAATAAAAGTTGTCTACCAATAAACGTATTCTCCAACCAAAAATTTATGTCAAAGTATTTCGTAAATTTGTTTATAAATGTTAAGATATTGTTTATTAAAGTGTCCGTAATACTTTGCAGAATTCCTTGTAGACTTAAACGGCAAAAAACATACTCAAACAATTCATACCTACTGTTAAACTCCGTGGTTATTCCGTATTTAGACAAGTCTATTCCGTTTATGGGATGGTTTCCGAAAATTTCATTATACAATTCTGGAGAAATTGATTTGCTAATCATTTCTATCGCGAATTCACATTTATACAAGACACTACAAAAATCTTGTCTAGCTTTTGCCGAATCAATTGCTCTTAATCCTAACAAGCTACTTATATTCTCTTCGAGACTTCTTATAGTATTCAGGATTTGGTTTATAATAGTGTTCTTAATTCTATCTATAATTGCTTGAATCTGTGCTTTAATTCTATCTAAAAGAGTTGCAAGATAGTTTATTAAAGTAACTATAGAATACCACTCACCCTTTAACGCATTACAAATAGTTTGTGTGTTATCTGACATAGGAATATTTATCTAACAAAATTATTCTAAAATTAAAGGAACAGTAGGAATAGGAATTTGAGGAGGAATTACTACGCCCAAACTAGACAAACCATTTTTAATTAAATTTAGTTCCTGCCCCAAAACTATAAGTGCTTCGTGAACATTTGTTGTAGCAGGGAGACCGACTTGATTTAGTAATAATAATTCTGTTGCTGGGTTTACAACAAAACTTATATTCGCGCACCCATCACTTTTCAAAACACCTTGCGAAAAGCCTTGTTGAAACCCTATTAAAATAGCTCTCGAAATAGCATCTACAATTGTTTCTAAAGCTACTGAGGCTGTTGGTGTGCCGTTTGGACTATCGTATATTTGAATCCCGCCAGAAGTGATTGGAAGGATTCTAGCGGGACTACCCATAGCTAAATTTTCATTCAACAAGCCAGCCGATTCTAATATTTGTAACGCTTGTAAAAAAACAGGATTAGGAATATTAGAAATGTTATTTTTATCATTTATTGTTTCGGCTATCATTTAATTACTCCGTGAAAAGACCAGCGCCTATACTTAAATCTTTAGCATTGGTTTTATTTGTTATATCCAAAGCCGCCGTAATAGTGGCTGCTGGAAGTGTAACAGTATTATATATATTTCTCTTACCCTCTGGAGAAGTTGTATCTAAAGTTGTTCCGAAAAGTGGTTTAGAAAGGTAATCTCCATATGTAGTATCAATGTTGGACAATTCTTGATTCATAGCATCTGTTAGAGAGGTCTGCAATGATAAAAGTTCTATCGCTTGTTGTTGTGCAATTATCGAACTCCCCTCTATGCTTGATGCGGCGACAACGAGTTGTGCTAAAGAATCTATAGAAGCATATTTCTTAGCCATTGTAGTGACTAAATCTGCTTGACGTTTTGTATATTTCGCAACCACCTTAGCTTTTAGTGTAGCAATTTCGGCAGCAACTTGAACATTATCTATAGCAAACCCAATCGGATTTATTATTCCAGTTGCTATACGACCTTGATGCGGAACTCCTGTGAGTGGATCGAAAAGCAAACAATTAAATGGTCCTCCAGTCGGATCGGGAGTTACGAACATTGTAGAAACTTTTGTCAAATCATTTCCAATACTTACTTGAAAGGTTGGAGAAACTATTCCTGGAATTCCATTTTGGTCTACTGTAGTTGTTGTAGGAGGGGTGGCTGGCAAAAGTTCAAAAGAGTTTGTTTGAATATTTGTTTCTAAAGTCGAGACCAAGACTTCTGACCTAGACTTTATAGAAACTCTTCCACCATTTTCTATATCAAAGTCTCTATTAGTTTGAAAAGAAATATCATCTAAGCATTGAACCGAGATTCCTGCATTAGACATTAAAGAAACATCCGAGAAAGCTGAGACCGAGATTGCTTGAGATATTTGGTAATAATTTGCAAGCCTATTATCTACAGTAAAATTCCCTCTAAACTTAAAATTTACATCTCCTGTTTCTGTAGCATTGTTTGTTAAATTTATTGTTCCGTCTTGATGTAATTTAAAAAAACATCCAGCACCAGTTTTTAATGTAAATTCTCCTTTTTGTCTATTTATTTTTTGGTAACTACCATCTTCACATTCATACAAAATAACACTATCGGGATAACTTTCTAGATAGTCGGCTTCAAAATTAAGATTATTTCTATCTATAACTTTTCCAAAATAAACGGGCTCGTATAAATCCGCATCATCATAACGAATTTTTACTAGGGTGTTAATTTCCGGAACCATAAAGGAACCTTTTACAGAAAACGCCATAGGAAATTCCGGAATTGCCCAAGGCAAATCTTCAACGTGAATACTATCCGTAATTCCATATACTTCTACTTTAACTCTTCCCATTTTCAAAGGATCGTTATTATCTAAAACTATCCCGATGTATTCTCCAGTATACGGATCTTCCTTTTCCGAAAGGTATTCTTTAACGGTTTCCTGCAAAGAGTTTCCTAAAAATTCTCTCATGGGTTTACCAAATTTCCTTCAAAAAGAATATTCGTAAGATTAGATTGATTTGTTCCATTTCTAAACAATGTCAAAATCATAGAATATAAACCATCCTTTTTAATATCATGACTAATTCCGCCCACCAAATATTCTCCAGAGTTTACAGCATCTACGTTTGGTGTTCCGTTCAAAAGTCTTCCCAAGTTATCGTAAATCAATACATCAATCTTATCTCCTATATTTATATTCATGTTTGGATTGATAGTGATTTGAAGATAGTTTCCGAAAAAACTTTGCTTCAAATATAGGTTTTGTGATTTAGCAAGGAGATAATTTTCGTGAACATTTTTTGAAAGGCTATTATAAGTTATTCCGTTAGTATATTTTCCTACATTATTCTTATTCTTATTCTCAAACTTAGACAAAGGTGCATATGGAAAGTTTAGAGAATAGTCAAAGAAATTGGTGTGGTCGAAATATGTAAAATCAATTCCATAGCCATTCATTTTATTAAGGATTGGAGAAAGGTTTTTATAAGTTATTCCAGTTCTATAAAAAAGTGTTTCCGAATCTTTTCCTATTTGTTCTTTAATTTTTGCTATAGTTGTATCATTGCCATTATCCATAAAAGCATGGTCATTGTTGATAGCTAAGAATTTTGGTTTAGAATTTGTCTTATAAGAAAGAGAAGAATATACAGCTTGATTGTGTCTATTAAAATAAAATAAAGGCAAATCTTCGGGGCGTATAAATGCTCTAGCCATTAAATGTTTTGTGAAAGCGTAATTACAAACATTAGACTGTATCCAAGTTTGGTTGTCATTTGAGGAATCTTCTAAAACGAAATCTATTTCAGACTCTTGACAAACAAACTGTAAAGCATCTGAAGAACCTTGATTAGAAAATGGTCTAAAACGAATTGGATAAAAGTAATCAGTGGTTTTTTGAAAAGCTATGAAATGTATTATGTAAAGAGAACCATCATCCGCATCTACTCTTTCAATTTCCCAGGCATTTATTACCATATCCATTTTGACTTTGTCTAGGTCTCCATTTTTCGAAAACTCTATTTGAACAGGGCATTCATCATAGAGAGGAGATAGTTCTACAAAAGTTCCAGTATCCATAAAAGTGCATTCATATGTAACTATCTGGTCAAAAATCCATTCTCTTAAAACTGAAGAATTTACATTTACAGGAGATACGGAAACATTATTGATAGTTAATGATAAGTTGAATTGAGAACCAACTACATTTTGGTCGAAAGTTTTGTCAGACATTTTTTATTGTTTCTTATTAAAAGTGTAAAAGTCTTGGATATCTAAAATTGAAGGAATGCTTATCATTTCTCCGGGAACCAATGCTGTAGGATATTGAGTTTCTTGGTCTGAATTTATTGCCATGTCATTCCAAATATCTTCTATGTTAGGATTTGTTAAAAGTATTATCCACCAGTAATCTATAGTTCCATAATTTTTTTGAGAGATTAAATCAGGGCGCATATAATCTTCATAAACTATTCTATAATTTTTGAAAGCTCTTTTCCAAACAAATTTCGAAAAAGAGTTTAACAGAAAATCTTTTTCTCCATTTACAGTCTTTATAAAATTTGAACGATTAAAAAGTGTGGACATATTTTCCTTTAGCTATCAAACGAAACTCTTCCGGTGGATTTAGAACCATTTAATCCGGAACCGAAAATTAACTCTTGTTGGCTGGAATTTCCTACATCTCTCAAAGTTGCAGCATTGAAAAGAGATTGGAACGATACATCAAAATCCCCGTATAGAGGAACGCCTTGCCAAATATATTCTTTAGAAAATTTTACATTAACTGACTTAACAAACATTAAATCCTTTTCGAAAATGTTTCCTATAGTTACATGACAAACTGGTGGTTTTTTAGAAACGAATTGGTCAAGTTTTATATTTGATGCGGTTTTTACGAAATCTGATGCTGAATCGTTCGCTACCTTATCCGCAACAACATCCGTGAGGCCAGTAGATACACCAAAGGAAGGTAATAAACTATTTACGCCTTTAATCGCAGTAGCAGCGGCGGCGGTTCCAACAGATGCAAGACCATTTCTAACAGGTTCAAATCCAGTATTATTTGCTAGACCTTTAAAAAAATTAGTTGTTCCAGTTGCATTAAATATATTATCCGAAGCAACTCTTGGTAATGTTGCTCCAACCAAACCATTCGCAATTGTAACTGGATTTGTAGCTCCGAAGTTTGTAGGATGGTCTTCTATATCTCCAGCCCAGCACCTAAAGCTAACATCCAAGACTGGTGATTCTCCATTCATATAAACTTTTTTTGTAAGAACCCCATAGTTCATAATATTTCTCTGAGTTTCGTCTCTTAAAATATTTGCAACTAGACCATTAGAAAATCCGAATTGATTATTAAAAATGTTTGTATAATTTGCTTGGCAACTATATTCAAACTCTTTCGTCATATATCCTTGAATAGAACCGAATGATTGGTATTGGTCTAAAAGTCCCGCCTCATCATGAAACTCAATAGTAATTAAATGCTCTTGGGAAGCTTCCGGAAAGTTTTTAGTCGTTCCCGGTTTAGAAGTATCGTATATCGAAAAGCTTGCCATTATTCCGTCCCATAATTTAATTTAATATGTTCCGCTAGAGCCGGTATAACTTTATTTATCAAGAAATTAGCATCGGCATCTCTTTTCGAAAGTGGTTGTTCAACAGTTTTAATATTGTTTGAAGAAGATAATTCAACTTCTTTCTGAGGAGTTTCGGCAAACATTTCTCGTTGTGTCTGGTCACGATTCAACCAACCAGAAAGATACCCAGTTTGATTTTTGCGATATGCCTGTTCTGTAAATTTCTGGTCTCTTAATTCTAAAAATTTATTAGCGTCTCCATTTATTCCGCCCGCTTGTTTTAATAATGTATTTGCTCTATCTGGTCCATTTATATAAGCATCAAAATAAGCATATGCAAGTTTTGGGTCAGAGATTTGGGGGGCTTGGGAACCATACCAATAATTTTCTCTATATATTTCTATAGACTCCTCTTTGGTCATTTGCTTTACTGATTGCTTTGGAAGACCGTTTTTCTTTCTATATGCATCGTATGTTAAATGAGTAATCCCAAATTTAGTTTCCCCGCCAGAATCTCTAACATCATTAGCATATCCACCCTCAAACGCATAAACTTGATTTATAAATGTTTTGAATCTATCATCTGGATTTTTAGAAACATTAGAAAAATCTATTAACTTTTGGAAACCACTTTTAGAAAGTTTTCCTACACCCCTTTCTATATTTTCTGTAACATTTACTAATTTATATGTGAGTGTTTCTGGAGTAAATACTTGAAGAAACTTTTCGAAATTTATTTTAGAAACTATTTTCTTAAAGCTTGAATTGATTTCCGAAAAAGTATTCTTAAATAACTCAGATTCGTTTTTAGATTTCGTTTCATTAGTTTGAAAAGCTTCTGGACCATTTTCACCAACCAAATATGTAGAATCTTTCTTTACATTTCCCCCAGCTTTTTTAGGACTTATTTCCGAAATGGTGTCTCCAAGTTTCATCTTAGGTTTTCCATTTTCTAAAATTAAATCTGCGAGACCGTTAGCAGTTTGAATCTTATATTTTAAAACTCCTTTATCATCAGAACCAGCTTGTTGAATTCTATCTTTTCCAGAAAGCATAGATAACGGTTTTCCATCAGAAGATAATAAAGGAACCCAATCATCTGAATCATAATCTTTATAAAGCCAAGTTAAATCTGTAGAAGGCTTTAATTGAACTATCCCATATTTCTTTCCTTGGTCTAATCTATCCATAGCATAAGCAGCTTTTTGTTTGTCTTGTATTCCTTTATTACTTTTGTCTGCTATTACACTATCGTAATCAGAAGAGGTTTCTTTCATGAACATTCCTAATCCAAGCAACAATGGACCTAATGGAAACGGAATCCAACCAGACGCTCCTTGAAACAAATCTCCAAAACCACCAACAACAGTTTTATAAATTACACCATCTGCCTTTACATTATCTCCTAAAAGTTTTGCCGCATTATAATCAGCTATCCCACCTTTTATTCTAGAAATTAAATCTATAATTCCCATAATCGGCATAACAACTTTAGATGCGACTTTTCCTACAGTTTTTGCTACAGTTTTGAATCCGAATTTTCCTATTAAACCACCAACAGCAGATCCAGCTAAAAGGTTCTTAATTTTATCAAAGGCGGTCTCTTGTTTTTCTTCTGGTTTCTTTTCATCTTTTCCAGAACCTTTCATTAAATCTAATTTAGAAGAGATTGATTTCAAAGTCTTCAATTTTTCTTCTTGAATATCAAAATCATCATTATCATTTCTAGTAAAATCTATTTGGGACTTTTGAGAAGATATTTTAGGAAATTTTGGCAAAGTTATTTTCAAAGATTTTTGCGAAGAGTTTTTAGAAATATTTTTCGGAAACAACTCGGAAAAGGAACCTATAGTGATTCCTAAATTTCTTTTTACTTTATCTGTTTCGTTATTCTTTTTTTCTTTCGGAACCAACTCTAAAAAATTAGATATGGCAGAATTTATTTTCTTATCTACGTCTACAGGAACCAATTTCTTTTTTTTAGCTTTGGCTTTTTTCTCTTTAATGTTCTCTATTTCTTTTAAGATACTTTCTAATTCTATCCCTTTATTTTCGGAAAGTTTTCTTAACAATGAAGCAATCTTTTCATTTGTCTTTGCTAAATCGTCTATCAACTTAGGATTTATTATCATAGGAAAGGACTCGAAACAGGACTAGACATAGAAAAATCTTTAACTTTTTTAATCTTAATAGCAGATGCAAATGTAGGAAGAAATTGTTTCATCCAAAATGTTTCATCTAATGCACCATCATCCGAAGAAACTTGATTAGAAACTTTCAAAGAATAGTTAGATTGAATTTCCGGTGCAGCTTTAGGAACACGCATATCAGGAAAAGTATTGGCTTGAATATCAGGAGTAATTTTAGGAATTTGAACATCTGGAACTGGATTATATTGAGAAAGAACATCCGACGTTTCCGAAACATTACTATCAGATTTTTTATTAAACTTCATAAAATCTGGTGGAGTAGTTGTTGTAGTTTCTTTCTTATCTTTAATTCCTAAAAGTTTCTTACCAGCATCTCCAACATTCTTAATAATATCTTTAGCGCCATTTACAATCAACGAAGGAATGTTTTTAACCTTATCTCCGAAATCTCTCAAACTATTTTTAACACCATCAAACCATTCGGAAAGCCTATCAGAAATGCTTTTCCCAAGATTCGTAAATGTGTTGTTAAACTTTCCTACAAACAAATTTATATTCTTGTTAAACCCTGTCTTAAAATCATTCAAAATAATTGCAAAAGAACTTCCCAAATCACTTTCCGAAGATGTTTTTAACAATCTATGGTTCGGAACTATAACACCATCTCTATCAGGAACGAACAATTCTTTACCAGCCTCTCCAACCAAATATGGAGAATTTTTCTGAACATCTCCTCCAAATTGCCTAGGCTGAACTATTTGAGAAGAATCATCTTTATCTTCGGAAGAAAAATATTTATAAGCACCATAACTAGCTAATCCAGCACCAGCAATAACCGCAGTTGAGGGAGTAGCAATTTTTCCTAACATGCTCCCAGCTTCACCAATTTCTCCTAACTCTCCTAATGCTCCAGCAGCTTCAGTAGTAGCAGAACCAGCCTCAGAGACCTTCCCAGCCGCACCAGCACCTTTTCCGAGTAATCCTTTAAGCTTTCCTAAAAGACCTACAGCACCTGCTCCTCCGGCTCCAGCGCCAACTTCACCTGCTCCAGCGAGAAGACTTGATATACCATTCTTAAGAAAATCAAAAATACTTCCAGACCCTTCCATAGACAAATTATCTATCTTAGAATCAATCTGTTTTAATACGTGTAATTGGTCCTCTTGTATATCTGCATGTTCTTCTTTTCTAGTAAAATCTAAAAGACTATTTGATTTAGGTTTTTCTTCTGTCTTAGAAAACATTTTAGAAAAATTTTGTAAAATACTTTTAGAAGAATCTTTCGCAAATGGAGTCCTCTTTTTTTTAGCATCCTTTTCTTGAAACAATTTCTTCAAAGACTTTAGAGAATTTCCTACAATCTCTCCTATATCTTTTGTAGATTTAGAATTATCAAAACCTATTCGAAACTCTTTCTTAGAAAGTTTTCGAGAAGCTTCCGTAAGATTTTTCAGAATAATCTTTTTAGAAGCCGTTACTTTCTTTTCTTGTATCTCGGTTTTTAATTCTGTCTTTCGTTCTTCTTTCTGCAATGCCTCTAATTTCTTAGTAGCATTCTTAATCTTATCATCGGCTTCTAATAATTTTTTATGCTCTTCAAAAATCTTCTCTACACTTTCTAATTCAGTTTTCGAAAGCGTTTCTAAAGTTTTATATATCTCGTTAAGTATTTTCGCAGCATCATTTGGATTCGGAGGCATACATATATTTAGAATCTATTACCATCCGCTACATTCTTTTTAGAAGTCTTTTCTTGAATCATTTTGAAATGTTCTTGAAGCCTAGCAAATTTCTTCTCTACTTCAAAAAATTCTAAATGATTAAAGTAAGGAATATGAAGATGGAGACTCAGTTGAAACTCCATCTCCAATATATCATCAAGTCCTATATCTGGGAAGAAAAAACTCCGGTCGAAAGCTAACTGGTATCTTGTTAACCTCACCACAACTCTTACAAGAATGTTTAATCTCAGGAATTACTCCGAAATCCATTTCCAAAATCTTAGAATGTAGATAAGCATAATCTTCGGGATCGTTTTCTAAAGATGCTATAAACTCACACGCTTGTCTTAAAGAAACCGGAGACCCATCTACTAGTTTAATTGCAGAAGCCATTGCTAATACATCTTCGTCAATTTTTCCGTAACCATTTTTCAAATTTTCTTGAAATGCCTTTACCTTATTCTCATCACGAATTCTAAGAATATCCAAAGTAAGTTTCTTATCACTATTCAAAAGCTCTAGTTCCTTTTTGTCATAGTTTTCCGGAAGGTATTCTATGTCAAAACTGTCTAAATCAAATTTATATTCATTCTTAGTTTCGCAATGATCGCAACTATATTTTGCAACGAAATTTGAATTCTTAAATGTGTTAGCCCTTAACCAAAATATTATGTAAACTTTATCGGCAACACAAATATCCTCTATATCTATACCCCTTAAAGTAGCTGTTAAAATATCTTTCAAAATAACATTGAAATTGTTTTCATTCATCGTTGTTAATTTTTTCACTTCAGACACTTTAAGAGTTCTTCCGAAAATCTTGGTTCCTTCTGGATACAACTTATAGCGAGAAGGAAGATCTTCAATAGGAAAAAAATTATCTTCAAGTTTTTGCTCTACAACTTTCGGAACTTCAACTACTTCATCTACATCTACCATTCTAGGTCTTTTAACTTTATCAACCATTTTTATATTACCTCAATTGTTACTTTTATTTAGTCTTCCGGGGCATTATAATCTTCATCAAAATGAGCAGTTCCGTAAGTGGTTTCGAAATGGTCGGCTTTGAATGTTATATCATATTCTATTTTTTCGGAATTATTATAGGAATAGGTTGGCGTAGAGCTTTTTAAGAAATAACAATTGAAGAAATTCCTTTTATAAATGTTTGTTCCGTTTGGGCGAAAAACAGAAACTTGAATTTGGTCTATAACTGTATTAGCATATGTATTATAATATCCAGAAGATTTTATATTTTTTCTAGTCAACTTATCTATAAGACTTTGAATAGTTCCTTGGTCATCTTCTTCAAATTTTATAGTAAATGCGAAACCATGATGCTCTAACACTGGAAACGTTTTTACAAAAGATCCTATTCTATATTCTTCATCTTTGAATTCATAATTAGGAACTTCTATAGATGTTGCATAATAATGACTGTTGTTAAAATTCCAAGCATTATTATCTATCAAATTAGAAAGACTAGAATTCTCAAAATAAATATGGTAGTTGTAAGTCCTTTGTATCGATTTTGTCTGATAAAAGGACCTAGTAGTTTGTGTTACAGGTCCATTATCCATTGTCTATTACCTTAGTTTGAAGATTCAGGTGTTATCACAGGATTAGAAATATTTCCATTACCAATCTGTGGATCGGTTGGAGAATATACCCAGAAATCATATTGGAAAGTTGCATTAAACTTTACAGAATCTCCAGCCTGATTGTAATCGATATTTACTTCGGCAACATTCTGCAACCACGCATTGTAAAGATAATACTTGTTTGGTTCTTGACTAGGATCGGTTCCGGCTCCACCATTTCTATAAGCAGTGATAACAATATGGTCACAAATACCAGTATCGGCAATTGAACCAGCGGCATTGTTTCCACGCTTCCTGCTATAATTAGAATGTCCAGCAGTTACATCAAATATCTTTTGCTGCCAAGAATAAAGAAATGTTGCCACACCCTGACTTTCAGTTTCTTCAAAAGTAATATCCGAAGTATTTGAGAAAGTTGGTTTGCCAGGAAAGAATTGTTTCATGGCTCCATAACTAGATTCTATTGCTTCGTTACCACGTTGAGGAATGGTGAAAGAACGTGCTCTTAGAGTAACATCATCAGAAGTCCAACCAGGAATAAGACTCCCAGCATTTATAAAACTAACTTCATAATTATAGTTTCTCTGAATATCGGCAAAGTTCCTGATATTCCTTCCTTCTATATATAGTCCACCCGGCATGTTTTATCCCTCACTCACGGAAACAGAGTCCGAAGAAATTGTTACTGTCAAACTAATAAACTCGATTGTGTATGTTGGCTGAATATATACAGCAACATTTAAGATATTCTGAGCAATGGTTGTAGAAGTGTTATTCGAATTATCACAAACAACTCCGAAACTCTGAACACCATTTCCTGCAAGAACACTAGAAAGGAACGCATTTATTAAAGAACTTACACGCTCCCTAGCTTTCACAGTATTTCCCGTGAACAAGAATCCATTAAGAATTGAAGTAATATTGTCCTCTACATAAATCAACATCTTTCTTACATTCAATCTATCTCTAGCAGTTGTAAGAAGTTGTGCAGTCTTTTGTCCCCAAATAACTCCGCCAATTCCATTTAAGAACTTGATAGTGTTTAGGTTATATTGGTTGTAAAGAGGACCAGCTTGTGCAGGAGTCAAGTTTACATTCTGAGTGCCCGAAGGAAGCTGACCAACAGCAATACCAGCAGGAGCATCCCAAGGATTACCAACACGACTAGCTCTTAAAGAAACTTCAGCACCATAAATTCCATTTGGCAAGTAAACTCGAACTTTATTGTAACGATCAAACACTAAGTTCCATCCGACATATTTTCCGAAATAACTTGGATTAGATGCTACAACAATATTTGAAGAATCTTGTATGATAGCGTTTACCGAAGTAGATGTTAAAGCTGTTGCCTGAATGTATCCAGTAAAATCTAACCTTTGACCAACCAAAGAATCTAAAGCAGCAATTTCATTAGGATCGGAATAAGAATTCATGGTTCTAGGAGTTACAAAAGCAACATCTACCGGAGAAGTTTCTTTATTAGCAAACAATCCCCAAACAGTTGATGCATTTATCGGAGAGAGAGTTCCGGCATCATTTCCACCAGTCAACCCAAAAGCAGTAGTAGTATAAGCAGGAAGAGTCCCATCAGTCTTATTACTAGTAACGTAAACATAATTTGAATTCCCATTGATAACAGATTGAATAAACAAATCATTCCCATTAGGATCGTTGTCTAGGAAATTTGTAGACCCATACCAAGTCTCTACAGGTGAACCAGAAGTTAATGACCACCAAGTAGCATCAAAGTTCTGATTAAAAAGCTTTGTGAAAACCTGAACCTTAAAAACTCTATTTCCAACCCTTGAAGCAGCAGAAGAAATAGCAGTGGAATCATACTTGTTATACCAGTCATAGAAACCAGATAAACTAGTTGCGGAAATTGCAGGTGTCCAAACAGCTACGGCAATGTTGTTTCCAGTAGCGCCAGGACCAATAGCAGCGAATCTAAGACCAGCAGGAGAACCATTATAGATAGTCAAATCGTAATTATTGTTTGGCAAGTTCCCATCAGGAAATCCAGCAATGTTAGGATATGCCGTAGAAGCAGCAGCAGATACGGTTCCATATGTTCCGGATGTCGCAGCAGATGAATTGGTGGGGACAGTTACGTTTGCATATGTCTCGGTTCCATCTGTCAATCTAACGTAATAAAGATTGGTAGTTTCTCTTAAAGCTTCTATCCCAGCATAAATCCCATAGTCTATTGCAGAAACTAATGGATATGAACCAGACACCATCGGAATACCAAATGTCTGAACTAGTTGTGATTCGCTCTGAACCAAAACCTTTGAATTGGGAATGCCCTGAAATGCCCTTCCCATTACCGCCGCATATGACGCATTAGGATTTGACGGAACAAAAGAATTATCTATCTCTTGTAAATAAGTTCCTGGATAAGTTCCTACAGCCATTTTGATACCTCTGAATTTTATAAAATTATTTAGCTAATTTTTCTTTAGAAGTATTTATAAATTTAGTTATAACCATTTCCGAAATATATATCATTGTTTTGAGAGTTTTGGAAATTTTGGGGGGTATCTTGGAAATCGTTTGAAAAAGCATTTCCGAAAAAGTTTGAATGAATATCTTCCGAACTTAAGAATGTTGGAACTTCTTCATCTGAACCTTTATTAGATTTTCCGGAATCTTTTGCATTAGTTGTTGCATCATAAAATCCAGAGATTAGATAATACAACCCAATCCACATGGAACAAACAGTATCGTCATTTTCGTTTTGTCCAATTGCTTGCCAAACTCCAGGATTTTTCTCTTCAAATCTACTCAATTCATAGAGAGTCTTCATATCATTTATTTGAAGCCAACCATTTTCTATATACTTTTTCATTAGCAAAACACCTGCTAGTTTTGTTTTTTTTGTAGAACGAATACCTAGGCCATTCTTATCGAAATTTATAAGTTTGTCACAATCGTATTCGTAAAAAATCTTATCACAAACCAATTCTCCTATATCATTACTTTCAACCATCATCTCTGCTTTATTATAATATTCTGAAATACCCACACATATACCAGCAAACGTTTCCGGGTCGGTTTCATTATTGCGAAAAACTGCAACTTGGTCTATATCTTTTTCGGAATTTATTTTTAATACTTGAACAACAGAATAATCAGAACCAGTGCCTCTACTTGGATCGACCCCTAATACATATTCACAGCCATCTATAGGTAATTCATATATCAGCATTGCTCCATTGTATTTATTTTCTATTGGTGTTCTTGTATCTATTCTTTCTAAAATTCCAGGAGTTATTAAGGTATTTGAACTTCCTTGGAATTGGCCCTCATGCTCCTGAAGGAACGCTTGTGTTGTCATATCTTTTTTTGTATCTTCTGCCCATTTTTCATCTCTATCTGGATGGTCTCTCCAAGTTATTTTAATAGGATAAAAATTGTTTTCTCCTTTAACTGCCTTTGAATAAATTTCATAAAAATGATTCAAGCCTTTTGGCGTAGATACCATAATAAGCTTTGATTTTTTTCCAGATGACATAATAGAATAAACAGAATTCCAAAATTGCTCCCAGATATGCGGTGGCACGAAACTTGCTTCGTCAAGAAAAACTAATCCTGAAGTTTTTCCACGGACAGAATCTGACGAACTAGAAGCAGCTAAAATAGTCATTCCGTTTTCAAACTGAACAGAATTCTTATTCCAACCGCCATTAACAACCCCTTTTTGAAGCCATAGAGGAAATTTCTGAATCGCTATTTTAATTTTTTCCAAAGTATCTTTGGCTGTTGCTTCTTTGTTTGCTAATATAATAATATTGTCATCTTTTTCAAATAGAGAATAATGAGTAAGAAAAATACTAGTCATCATCCCCTTCCCGACCTGCCTAGCTGCCAGAAGACATATGTGTTTTTTTCCATTTGGGGGATCGGACATAGCTTTTAATACTTTTTTTTGATATCCATACAATTTTACTAATTGCCTACCACCATCAATAGTTTGAATATAAAAATAATGTTCCGCAAAATATATTATATCATTTTTACATTTAACATATTCGTCTATTTGTTCTTTCGTTATTACTACCTTTTCTCCAGCGGCGCGAAGGGATGGGTTTCCTTGATACATTATTTTATTCTTTGTCCTGGTTCAAAACTCCAACCAAGCTCTTTCCAAGTTTTTCCAATATCACTTTCTTTCAAATCTTTATCATAAAAAAGACTCCAAGACTTAACGGTATTATCGTTAATAAATCTACATCTATTTCTAATTGTAATTCTACTTAAACCGATTCCTTTATTAGCAAATATTAAAGATTCGAACTTTCCATATGGCGTAATATAATATCCAATAAATCCAGTATGTTTTGCTCCTGGGTATTTTCCTTTCTGAGCGATTGACATTTTAAGTTTGTCTTCTGGAAGATGTTGGCGACCCCGTTGTAAATTACCCATTTTAGTTTTATGTTCTTCCGTATGGTGTTTACCTTTGAAACCATTAACAGAATATATTTTTCCACCCTTACCACCTAATTGTAAATTATATATATCGTCTCTTTTTAAAAATTCTTTATTTACAATCTCAATTTCTTTGTTATAAGCTTCTTCTTTGTTATCAAACTCAAAAAGTATATCTTTTCTAAAATTTTTTCTGCCATATTTTTTAAACGCGAATTTTAATGCTTTTCCGCTGCCCTTATAATAATGGTCACGCGAATCCGAATATTTATGAACACCAATATATATTTTTCCGTTTACTAAATTCGTAGTTTGATAGATGTAATATTTCTTCATAAAGTTTTCCTAAAAATTTCTCAAAAAGTCTTTCAAACCTTTTCTAAAACTATTTATGAAAGATCCGTCAAGGTTTCCTAAAAAAATCTCATAATCGATAAAAAAGTTCTTGACAAACAACCCTAAAAGTGTTATCTTATATATATGAATAAAAATCCAGAAGAATTCCAAAAAGAACTTAACATGCTTTTGATAGAGCCTTTTCTAGAAAATTTAGAAAAAATTCCAGCAGTCGATATAGAAAGGGATTTCAAACTTTTTCTAATAAGCATAAATTACAAAAACAAGATTCAAATGGATATAAGAATTTACGAAAAACATATAGATTTCTTTTGGTTTGATAAAGATTGTAAACTGTTTGATAATGATAGCTTAAAAATTTATAAGCACAATTTCAAATTATGTTTAAGAGAAGCATTAGCATTTACAGCAGATAATATATTGGAATTGAAAAAGGAGGCTATTAAGAAAAGAAGAAATTTAAGAAGACACTAAATCAATGTCTCCTCAAAATTCTCCTACGTTTAACCAAAGTTTTCTTCATGCTCTTAAAAACTGCCGTCCAATTTTCTAAAACACTTTTAAAATTTTCTATATCCCAATCGTAGGCAAAATAGAAATCATCCTCATCAAAAACTTGGTGCCATTCATTAAAATGATTCACATGAAAATATTTCGAAAACACTTGGACATGCATTCTCACACGGCCTTTATAAATTACTCCTATATGTAGTTGTTCTAAATCTGGCAAAACTTCTACGCCTCTTATTTTCTTAAAGTCTTCAAAAAAGCTATCTACAAGCATTACGTTCAATTCTTTCTGAAAGTTCGTAGAATTTTTCTTCATAGTTTTCCTTAAATTATTTCAAAAAGTTTTCTAAAATTTAATGAGAAAGTTTCATCAAATGTTTTCTAGTATCTTTTTCTCCAACAGGTGCGTCATATACGTTATCACTATTGAAAAACTTGAATTTTCTTTTGCCATTTTCTTCTAGTTCTGTAGTTTCTAACCATTCTCCAGAGTTAATTTCTTCTTCGTGGGTTTCGTTCCATTGTTTCATCTCTGTATAGGAATGATTTAGAGAAAATAGTTTTAGCAATTCATGGGTCTTTTTATTTCGCATTCCATAACCAATTTTAGAACGACCTGGAAATTTATATTCAGATTCTTCCATTAGTTTTCTGTAAAGTTTGAAGCTCATGGAAATACCTTATTTAATTTTTCTTCTATATCGTTTCTGGAAGCTTCTAAAATGTTTTCTCCATAAATTTCGTCAAACCATTCTCTTGAAAGAACATTTTCCCGATTTTCAAGAACTAACATTAGAGAATCTTTATCACCTTCCTCAAGCAAAAGCAACCACTTATCATACCATTTTTGCTGAGATTCTTTAATAACATTTTTAGAAATCTTTCCGAAATAGCCTTTAGAATAGTATTTCTCAAAGACTGATTCAAAGATTTCTTGTTTGTCTGTTTTAGCTTTGTAATAGAAGTGTTTAAATGACATGAAATTATTTAGTGTTTCTTTTTCGAATAGTGTGTATTAGCTACTGTATTATTAAACCCCAAATCAAGCAACCTAGCTTTTCCATTAAAATCTCCCCAAGAAGCCAGTCTACAAATATCTCCTGGAGGCATATCAAAGTTTATCATTAAATCTACTACTTGATAAACTATAGAGTCCTCGTCATTCAGCATTTCTTTAGTTTTTTCGGATATATTTTCCTTTTTTATTTTTCCGCGATAATCTAAATCAGCTTCGGAAATAGCTTTTGTAAAATCTTGCCAAGAAACTTTCGAAAGAGCTTGAAATTTGCTTGGAGTCATCTTGGTTCCTTTTTTCATAATCAACCAAGAACAATCATCTTCTTCATCTTTATCAATCAATTCAGAAATAATATCAGGATACATTTTTTGCATTCCCCAATCGCCTTCTGTATTGTTCTGGTCATATCCCTTTTCGTTTTTAGCAAGTTTTAATACATTTCCGTCACCCATGTCATATACAATTCTAGAAGATCCGGTTCCAATTTTCGGAAAGTATCTAGCAACGTATTGAGCCTTTTTCGAAAAACTTTGAAAAGTATCTATAGAATCTTTATTAAACTTTTCTTCATCTTCTTTTAAGTAGAATTTTTTGAAAGACATAATTTATTTCCTATGTTTCTTATAAAAAGTGTTAAAAAAATCCTTCTGCAAACCCGGATCGAGTATAACTAATCTATTTCCAATTTTTCCCCATGAAGACGTTTTAATTACATCACCAACAAGCAATCCTAAAGAGAATGTTAAATCCTGAACCAAATCTAAGAAGTGAGAAGTTTTTAATAGTTCTTTGGTTTCTTCTGAGACATCTTTCTTTTCTTTGTAATTAACTAGTTTCATTTCTTTCATAGCTTTTTGAAAAGTTTTGAAAGGTATTTTAGAAATCTTTTCGAAAGTTTCCTCATCAACTGGCTTGGCTTTTTCCATAACTATCCAATATATTTTATCACCTTGACATTTCTTTTTTAATGCCGGAACCAAATCTCCGAAAAGTTTATGGATTTGATCTGACTGTTCCATCAAATTTTGGCCTAATCCTTTTTCGTTCCAGGCCAATTTCAATACAGAATTTTTAGAAAGGTCGAATACTAATCTGGAACTACCTTTGCCAATTTGATTTAGATTTTCTTTACAAAATTTAATTTTTTCTTCAAATGTTTCTAAAGAATCTAAATGCACGAAATTGAATTTACTTTCGGCAAGTTTTTCAGATTCTATTAAATAAAAATTTCTAAAAGCCATTTGGAAAAATCCTTGGAAACATTTTAGAAATATTTATGGAGATTAAAATCATTTCGGATATTTTTATTACTTTATTTGAGAATCTACTTCGAAATCAACTTCTATAGCATCCAATTGGTTATTATTTTTAGCATTTGAAATAGACTTTGAAATAAGATTGTCAAGTTCATTTGAAGAGAGATTGAATGTATTGTTGTTCTGAATATTTTGCGTAATGTTTCCAGTGCGTATTTGAAATGAATTTTCTGCTCTTAATACATTTAGTTCTAGGTCGGCAACATTAACACACATTTTTCTATATTCTACTACCAAATCTTTACATTGGGAGACTAAAATTGAGTAAGATTCGATCATACTTGCCGAGAAACCGGGACGGGCCAATTCTTTTTCAACAATATTTTTAACCATCGAGGCAGAATTTAATAATTGAACTAATTCTTTTTTAATTATATCTACATCTTGAATTTCAATTTTATTTTTATTATATTTCTCGGTCTGTTTTTCTAAATCTGTTAAACTAGCCATCACTGAACGTTCTTGAACAGGTTCGGAAAAATCATTTTCAAAGCTAGTGTCAAGTTTTTTTGAAAGTCCATCGATCATTTTTTCAAACCCTCTAAGAACTCTATAATTATATCCTTCATTACAAGTTTGTCTGTATATTTTATTTCTAATAATTCTAAATCAGAATCGATACACCATTTCTTTTTTGTATAATCACTTAATTTAGTTTCTTCTAAGTTTAATATAGCTCTATCCATAGATATTCCACCAAAAGTTGTTGGAAAATAATGCTGAATTCCTTGATATTCTATTAAGCATAAAACTTTTTCAAACTCATCCAAAATAGCAAAATCAAATCTCAAAACAGCTTTTAGCTTACATTTAGAATTTTTATATTGGGGTTTATTTTTAATATCTAATTCTTTGAGAATATTAAAAATTGATTTTTCTCCTGTCGAACTTTTACACTTAGGACAACCGCATAATTTATATTTACTTAAGTGGTCATGAGGTCTTTGTGAAAATTCATATTTGCACACATTACAAATTAAATTTACTGGAGTATCGGTATTTATATAATGAACGTTTGAATAATCAAAAGCATCGGAGCCATGTTTATTTTTAGATTCTTGTATAAATTCATCTTGTGTTGTTCTATTAACGTCTTTGTTTTTTTCAATTGCACATTTTTGACAACCACATTTTTTAATACCTGTATGATCTTGCGGAAATTGCCAAAAATATTCCTGACAATCATTACAAAATATCTTTATTTTAGTATAATTATTTTTATAATATACTTCAGAATAATTATATTTTTCTGTTCCGTGTATACTTTGGGCATACACAATATATTCTTTCGTAGTTCTTCTCTTAAGATTTTTACATTCAGAGCAGCCACATCCATTTATGTGATGGCCTGGAAATTGCCAAAACTCGTGCCCGTTTGGACAAATTATTAAAACCTTGTATTTATTTCCTTTATAAACTGCTTTAGAATAATCAAAAATTTCATGGTGTGTTGCGTTAGCTTCATCTTCAAACATTTCTTGTGTTTTCATTTTAGTCATTTTAAGTTTCTCCCGATAAGTTGGAATGGTTTTCGCAAGGTCCTATTTCAGCCTTCATTCCAACCATCGAGCGAAAACTATGGATGGAACATAATTATTTAGTTAAAAAAGGACTTTCGGAAAAATTCTTCAAAACTATTTAGAAAATCTCAAAAAAGTTCTTGACAAACGACCAATCTTTGATTATATTATTAGAAAGGACTAAAATGGTTCTTAAAAATAAATATCTAAAAAGGAGCACATAATGAAAAGTTTAATTTTGAGTCTTTTAATTCTGGTAGGTCTTTCAAAAGCTGCTGATATAAATCTTTCTGGAAAAATTGATTTATCTCAAGCCGGGCGCTCAGCAACAGTTTCTGTAGTAACATCGACAGGGCTTGTAGGAAGTGTTTCGCAAGATGGTACTTATACTATTACAGGAACAACATCACTTCGTTCTACAAGCATTCAGAAAGATTCTCCAAAGATTTCTTGGAAAACTTTCGGAAAAGAGTTGCAAATTACTGGAGTAGGAAATTCGGAAAATTATACAGTAGATGCTTGGACTATTGATGGAAAGAGTGTCGGGGTTCGAGTTCCTTTCCAAAATGGTATTGCAAAGTTTCCCACATCTTCAGAGAAAGTTTTCGTAAGACTTAACCATTCTGGAAACTCTATGAATGTTGCTTCTAGGAGGTTAGTAGATTCAACTTTGGGAACTGTTTACTTTATTGTAAACGATCCTAGCAATGGGGTTGTAAATGATACCCTTGTAGAGATTCCTGTTACAAATTGGATTGGGGTTCTTGGTCCTAAGTATATTGTAGGAAGAAATGTAGATGTAACTGTTCCTAATGCTTTTGTAGGAGATACTGTTAAAGTTGGTTGGTTTAATGTTTATACAAATCCTAGCAACTATTATAGCACCGTCCTAGGAAGATCTTATTCAGGTTCTTATAGCGGATTTGTTTATACTGCTTATGATTCGGCAAGTTTCGGAAATAATTCTTATCTTTATTCAGCAGTGTCTATCATCAAAAATGGAGATTCTGTAGTAGCTTTTTCGAAAGATCTTGACACAGTTACTGCAAAGGTAGGAAATTTTAAGTTTGATTCTAGCCGATTTGTTACTAAAATTCTTTCGGCACTTGATACTACTTTGACCATCCCTTGGTATGCGTTTTCTTTGAATGGAACATCTGTTAGTCTTTATTCTAGCGTTGTAAAGCATTTGGATAGTGTCGTTACTTTCGACACCATCACAACGAAAGAAGATACAACTGGAATGTTTTTCTCAATATATTGGCAAAAAGTAGAAACATTAAACCATGATACTAGTTTTGAGATTACCGACACAATCATTTCAAAAAAATTATTCGGAGCATTCATTCATGAAAAGACACACAATCTTCCAGACACATTAAGCATATCGGTTAATGATTGCGGGGCTGAAGAGCTTGTGTACGGGGTCAATTCTTCTATTGATACTACAATTTTCCTACCAATAAACAATGGGACAAATGGATGCTTAGATCTACAGACGACGAATAGAACGGCAATCATGGGATTAAAGACATATAACGCATACACATATATTCAAACAAGCATAGTATATGCTATAACCAAAAAATATTACAAATAGCCTTTCTGAAGATTTTCGAAATATTTTCTAGAATAACTTTGCATATCGGTTTTCGAAAAATGAAGGCCGGTTGCATTTTTTTTATGTGCCAATTCTAATAATTTTTCATATTCTTTTTTAGAGTTTTTTAGAAAATCTTCATTTGATTTTGATTCATGCCAAATATGTTTAACGTTATGTTCCGGATTTATTGCTACAACATCTATTCCGAACAACATAGCAGATAACCCTACAAAATCATCCTCTCCACCCCATGTTCCATCAAAAGCCGGAGAAAATATTCTTTCTATATTATAAAGATTTTTGTTAATATTCTTTACTTCAGTTATTGCTAAAGAATTCATTCCTAAACAACAAGACCAAGTAATCATTCGCAATCTAGATAAATCCATATTTTTTACTATATTGTTTTTACCATCGACAAATATTAAATCTTTTAACCAAGGATTTCCAACTCTACTATCCGACAAATAAACGGACGAATCTTTTTCAAATTGATTTAATCTGGAATTAATGGTTATCGTTTGTTTAGGAGTTTTTAATATATTTGAAACTTCTAAAAATAAATCATGTGTAGGTATACAATCTCCATCCAAAAATAATATGTTAGCATTTATATTCTCTTTTTGAATTGCGTTTGTTCCAAGATCTCTGCAATAACCAGACATAAATCCTTTTCCAAAAGTGTTTTGTATTATTTTTGTGTTGTGATTTTCTGAAAATTTTTTTAATATATTTTCCGAATTATCTGAACATCTATCTAATACAAACACAAAACTATCTGGTATAAATGATTGACTAGAATACGCATCAAGAATACTTTGTAAATTTTCTTCTTGATTATGTACCAAGGTTAATGTATAAAAATTATTAATAATTTGCAATGAATGACCCCGTAAACCACCAATGAGTACCATCATATACGAACCAATTGTATGGGCCATTTGAAAAAGAGGCTGGACTTGCGATTGCTACACTACTAGCGAAGTTGTTGTATATTGTGCTTATAATAGCAGAACCAGCATTAACAGTAACACCATACGCCGTCGCATTTACTACACAAAAAGCACACCCAACACTTGGAGATGATGGCAAATTAATAACGACACTATTTGTATTGGCAAATACCCAATATGGAGATATGTTTCCAAGATTATATGGATTCGTGTTTGCCGTTTGTGATGCTTGTCTTCCTAGCATTGTCCCGGAAACGTTTAATCCACCAGATAAAGTAGCTGTTCCTGTAAATCCTAGAGTGTTAGACGTTCCATTATTATCTATATCAAGATATGCCGCGGCTGTTTGTAATCTTATCCCCCAATATCCGGCCAGTTGTGTGCGAGATCCTGAACCCATATTAAGATTAGAATAACCAAGACCATACCAAGGAGAATTATTTACTGTATCAGTGGCAGTAGAAAAAACTCTCCATTTTCCTAAACCAGTATTTGAAAGTATATCTCCAACAAAATTAGAAGAACCGGAGACGTTTAGGTTTCCATAATTTGTAGTGTTTCCAAAAGTATCTATAGTAAAAATATTTGAACCATTTTTAACAATACCAAAAGGCCAATGTGATGCGGCAGCGGAAATAGAAATTCCTAATTCAAAATTATTACTACCAAAATTTCCGGTGGTTCCTATTCCTAAAGAATTTGTGGAAGTTGAATTGAATGGTAATGAAACGACATTTCCTAAAGTAGTTGTTCCGGAAACATTTAGATTCCCAGGAGTAACAATATTACCACCTGGGAAAAATTGGATATTCTTTGTCCAAGTAGATGTTCCAGCACAAGTAAGATTCCAAAAATCCCAAGTATTAGAAGTTCCTAATTGTGCTACCCAACCTTGATTTGTAGTATTTTGTGCGGCAACATAAGGACCACCGCCAATGACATTACTACTATTTCCTATAGAATTGACTCCGCCAGATATAGCCATATAAGTAGTAGACTGTAAAACTCCTGTTAAAGTTCCTCCAGATAAAGGAAGATAAAGATTCGAAAGATTTCCTACATCACTTGCGGAAATACTTCTAGAAACTACTGTAGAACCATTATTAAAAAGATATCCATTAAATGCTAAAGATAAAGGATGCCCGACTAAACCTAAAACAGTCGGAGTTTGTAAATTACCTGTTAAATCTCCTCCGGCAGATGTTGTTAAAATGTTTAGAGTAGTTGTTCCGGAAACATTTAGATTTTGTGAAACTGTAGTATTAGCATTTAAGGAAAGTGTTTGTAAAGATGCGTTACTATTTCCCTTACCGACGATTAAAGAACTAGCTAATTCGTCAGCGGAAGAAGACCTATTCATTACATCTAATATTAACGTTTGTAAAGGATTTGCCTGATAATATCCAGCAGAATAACCCAAAAAGGTATTATATGCACCGTTAATATCTGTTGCCCCAGCATTAGTTCCTATGTATACATTATTACCCTTGTTAGAATTCGATCCGGCATTTGTTCCTATATAAACGCTATTTTGAGCTGTTAGTATTGATGACCCGGCATTATTACCAATCAACACATTATATTTGCCAGTGGAAATATTTTTCCCAGCACTAAGACCTAAATTTGTATTATAATTCACATTATCGTATGTTAAAAAATTATTAACATTAAACGCCCCAGAAACGTTTAAATTTCCTGGACCAGATAACGTTCCTCCAGATAATGGAAGATACAATCCAGAAAAGCTAGGAAAATCCGAAGATGTGGCAATAGATACAACACCTGAAGTTCCTTTCAAAATGCCATTCAAAGTTCCTAGAGTAGTTGTTCCGGAAACATTTAATTTTTGAGAAACCGTAGTATTAGCATTTAAGGAAAGTGTTTGATTTGCCGGAGATAAATTTGCTTGGCCAACAATCATATATGCCGATGTTTGAGAATTTCTAAAAAGGTCCGAACCACCAGCATCTATAATTATTTGATTATTAGAAGATGTTTGGTATGAGCCAGCAGTTCTTCCTATATAAACATTGCCGTGACCAATATTGTTTTGTCCTGTCTGATTTCCTATATAAACATTACTATCTCCAGACGCATTTAATTGACCAGCCGCCTGTCCTATAAATGTATTTGCGCCTCCTGCTGAAGTATTTGATTGGCCAGCTTGTGCTCCTATAATAACATTATTAACACCTAAACGGCTATTTAAAGAACCAACGACTAAATTATAAGAATCTGTATAAAAATTCGAAGCAATTATTGTTCCCGCTACGATTTCATTTCCGGAAACACTTAAATTTCCTGGACCAGATAACGTTCCTCCAGATAATGGGAGATAATTTAGAGTTGGCATAGCAGAAAGATATGGAAGAGCCGGAAAATCCGAAGATGTGGCAATAGATACAACACCTGAAGTTCCTTTCAAAATGCCATTCAAAGTTCCTAGAGTAGTTGTTCCGGAAACATTTAGATTTTGAGAAACGGTAGTATTAGCATTTAAGGAAAGTGTTTGTAAAGATGGAAAAGTGTGACCTGTTCCGACGATTAAACTATTAGACAATTCGGCACCGCCCGACCCACGGCCACCGCCAGTATCTATCAATAAAAGATTCGTCGCGGATAATTGATTATATCCAACAGAAAATCCCAGGAAGGTATTATTCGATCCGGCATTTACTTGTCCATTAGAAGATCCTACATATACATTTCCACTACCTGATATATTATTCGATCCGGCATACGGACCAATAAAAACATTAAACGTGGCAGCAGATGTTAAACTGTTACCCATTTGAGACCCTATTAATATATTGTTGTTTCCATTATTATTTGGGTTACTAATAGAAATGTTTTGGTTGGCATCTGTATAAAAATTCGAAGCAATTATTGTTCCCGCTACGATTTCATTTCCGGAAACACTCAAATTTCCTGGACCAGATAACGTTCCTCCAGATAATGGGAGATATGCACCAGACATTAAATATTTCTTGTCAAACAGATTATCAGAACTTGTAATACCATATCCGGAAAGTGTTGTTGGTGTTCCTGAAATTTTAGTCCAAGATATAGAAGAGCTTGTAGGATAATATGGTAATACAGGAATATCACCAGAAGTCAAAGTAGTTCCAGAAATTACTCTTCCATAAGCATCCGAAGAAATCTTTGTATAAACTCCACTAGTTCCAATGGGAGAAAGGTTTACGGAAATATTTCCTGAAGTTGTTACCGGAGTCAATCCTATTGTTAATGTTGTTGAACTTAAACCAACAGAAGAAACCGAACCATAATTTAATGATGGAATGGTAGACAAATATGGAAGAACTGGAATGTCGGCAGAAGTTAAAGTAGTCCCGGAAATAACGCGCCCTTTCGAATCCGTTTGAACTTTAGTATATATACCAGAAGTTCCAACTGCCGAAAGTGTTGAAGAAAGTATTACAGACCCGGTTCCATTAAAAGAAATATTTGAAGCTACGATATCACCAACAATTCCGAAATTCTGAGGAGTAGTTAATTGATTTGCTGTAAGACTTTGTAAAGATGTTCCGGAAAGATTTCCAAAATGTGTTCCAGAAATATTAGTTGCCGATATGTTGGTTCCTGTTAATGGTCCAGTTAATGTTCCACCGCTTAAAGGAAGATAAAGACTTAGTCCAGATAAAGAGGGAATCGCGGAAAGTTGAGCATACTTACTATTAAATAAAGTATCACTAGATGTAATTCCATATCCAGATAAAGTGCTTGGTGTTCCAGAAATATTGTTCCAAGAAATTGAAGCACTCGCAGGATAATATGGAAGAATAGGTATATCAGAACTTGTTAAAAATCCACCCGACACAATTCTTCCATATTTGTCTACTTGTGTTTTTGTATATGTTCCTGAAGTTCCGAACAAAGAAAGGTTTACTAGAATATTTCCGGAAGTTGTTATGGGAGTATTAGAAATTGTTAATGTTGTTGAGGACAATCCAACGGAAGAAACCGAACCACCACTGCCTGCACCCGCTGAAGAAAATGGAATCCACGTTAAATTTCCTGAACCATTATTAGCCAAAACACCAATAGCATTCGTAGGAAATATTAAATTGTCGTTAAATTGAATAGAAACATTTTGTGCATAGTTGGAACCATTTACTTCGAGCACCCAAGAACCCGCCGGAATAGAATTATTATACAAAGCAACACTTACGCTAGTATTTGCAGCAATAGTCCATAAAGTACTTCCACCATTTGCACTCACGACAACACTATTGACAGTATTATTAAAAAAGTTATATGAAATTCCACTAGTCAAAGTTGTCGCATCCGGCAAAACTATTAAAGTGGTTGCTCCGTTTAATACAGTATTATAAGGAGATGCGGAAGTCATTGTTAAAGTGCTTCCAGCAAATGTTTGAATACCTGGAGAGAAAGAATTTGTAACAAGATTTCCGGAAATACTTATATTAGTTCCAGACAGATTTCCAGTCAATGTTCCGCCAGATAAAGGTAAATATCCAGAAACTAAAAGATATCTATAAATACCAAATTCATCAACTGTATATAAAATGTTTTGGGTATTTACAGCAAGGAGAATATTTGCTGGGTCGGCGTTATTAGCAATCGAATCTTTTTTTCTTAATTCTAACGCACCAGACTTAAATCCCGACATTTGATAAACTCCTGAATGGACGCTCGAAAGCCTTTATCAGAATTATTTATCAAAGTTCGAAATAATTATTATCTACTTTTGTATAACCAGTTGCGGAAGTGTTTACAGGAAAACTCCAATTATAATTTGCAGGAGGAGTTGCGGATGTTGGTAAACCAGAAGTAGAATAAAACTCTCCAAGATTAGCACCGAAATTATAATTTGTATTAATGATTTTAATTATAGATCCATAGGAAATTGGCCTATACATTTGACCATCTACTTTAAAAGAAATCTTTGCATTAAAATATCTAGACTGTTCTTCCGAAAGTTCTGTAGGTTGGTCTAATGTAACGCCCAACAATTCTACTCTTAAGTTTCTTTCTAAATTTAAGAAATCGAATTCTTGTATTCTCAAATAACTTGTAGGAGAAAAGAAAGGGCATATTTGTTCTAATACTTGAAAAAGATGGTCCATGCTTTCCGTAGCTATTTCTAATTGAAAAGAATAATCATACGGAACTGGTTGGATATCTTCTACGAAAGAATCTCCAAAAGCTGACGTATAAAATTCCCGAGCATCGTTTACGGACCTTGCTCTATCTTGAGAAAACCCTAAAGAATCTATAGATGCAAGAATCGATGGCAAAGAGGGATAATATTTTTTTCCTGATTGCTGTTGAAGATTAAACAAATAAGCTTTATCTGCTACACCATATTTCAAAGGAACTGGAATAATTTGCGTCACTACATTACTAGTTCCTGAAGTATAATTATAAACAGAAATATTATTAAACATATCTAGAAAAGCTACTAAAATCTTTCTAGATGTTCTTGGATAATAATAAGATTCCATCGTTTCCTTATTTTGTATTCACTACAGTTGTGCTTCTAGCTGTTTTAGTGACTTCTGGAATTGATGGAAGATTACCATTCAATAGATTAGATGTGGTAGATACAGATTTTTCTATAGCGGTGGTTTGTGTATGATTCAAAGTAGCGCCTAAATAAAATATCAGAAAAGCTAAGAATAAAATTGGCTGGCCATATTTTAATATATTATCAAATCCAAATTTTGTGGGTTTGTTATATTCTATATGATCTTCAATCTTTACTAAGCGAACTTCGTGATTGTTTATAGTAGTATCAATCTTATCTAATTTTTCGTCTATTTTGTTGAACCTTTGTTCCATCCTATTAAATCTATCATTGTTGCTGTCATTTATAGAGCGAGTCTGATTATCCAAAAGTTGCTGAAAGTGTTTCAGAATATCTATGTCATCGCCCATTTTTTATGTTCCCCTTTTAGAATTATTTATAAAAAATTAAAGACGAAATGTTATCTATTCCTCTGGTTCAATTTTCTTTAATAACGAATAATAATTAGGAACTTGCTTCAAATGATCCTTAGCAATTATTTCGGCAATTAGTGGTTCATCGCTATGTTCAGATTCTTCTTTAATTCCAGATTTTAATTCTTCTTTATTTCCAGTAAACTTTTCGTAACGTCTATAAAGAAAATGGTTCAATATTTCAAAAACCATTTCGAAAATTTCTTCCGGAGTTTTGTCATTCTCTTTGGCAATTTGTTCTAGTTCTTTTATAGTTACTTTCTTATCAAAATTAAACCTTTTAATAAGTTTTGCTTTAAGAATGTCCGATTTTTCTTTAAGACTTTTTTGAGAACTTTCTTTAATGTATGTCGTTAGGTTCATTCGTAGTATCCTAAAATAATATTGAGTATGTAAACTAATTCTGAATTTTCGTAAACGTAATCTAAAATATCATCTGATTTATGAATATTTTCTGACCCTGGAAGCCATTGAAGATTACGAGGAAGATGAGCTAATCTAACATGCTCCGGATTATCTAAATCAAAAATAGAAATTGGAATAATATGATCTAAATGCATTCTTTTCCTGGACCTGGGCCTTGTCCAACTTTTTCGAAAATTGTTTCAAAATCTATTCCGTATTCTTTACAACTCTTTGTCTTACCATTTTTCGAAAAATATTTAAATGCTTGAGATATTCTACATCTAAGTTTTCTAGTTAAATCATATTTATGATCTCTTGTCCGTCTATTTCTATCATATAGTTTTTTATTGTTTAATATATTTTCTTTATTTTCTATTCTCCAATTTAATATTTTTTCTTTATTTTCCGACGCATATTTTTTATAATATGGTTTGATTTTTTCTTTATTTTCAACAGAATAAATTCTATGTTTCGCGTCTATTTCTTCTTTATTATCTAAATAATATTCTTTGCCATTTTTATGACAACAATCTTTACAAACTTTTCGCATTCCATCCAAACAATCTTTTCTTTTGGTAAATTCTGATTCGTCTTTTAATTCATGACATTGATTACATTCACGCATTATAAATACCTTTTTAAGTATTTATGTATTCCACCACTCATTGAACGGATCTTTTGGAGGACATTCCGAAATGGCTGGCTGATATGCTATTGTGTTATTTTCTTGGTTTATAAAATTACCGATGTTGAATAAGTCACTCTGATTTACATATTGAAGTAAGTCTGTCATTGTTCCAGAAGTATCCGGAGAAACATTTAAGTGTTTGTCCCTAAAGACTCTCAAAATTATTTGCCAAGAATGTTTTCCTTGTAAGAAAATTTCAGTACTATCTTTTACACTAATAATTTCATACAGAACGGAATTATAACTTGTTTCAAGCAAATCTGCAACTTGAGGAATATAAGAAGGATACGCAGATAAATTCCCAGTCGAATCACAAGTAGATGCAACGTTTAAGTGAGCTTTCGAAACATATGCTGTTATGATCTCACTCCAACCTATTCCAGCATTCGAAAAAGTCTTAGTTTCTCTCGGCAAATCAAAATAAGCCATAATATTAAAACGTCTTTCTATTGTTCGGCTATTATCTTCTTTAAATAATTTATCATAATTTAGATCATAGGAAATTTTTATATAAGAACAACAAACACCATGTTTATTATATGCTTCTGCTAACAACAAATCATACAGAAATCTTTCATTGTCATAATTCGAATTAAAATGATTGAAATAAACTTGACTAGGAACTCTTGAAGTAGAGAACGCCGTCTGATTTGGGTATACAATAGCAGGACTTGTATTGAAAAGAAGTAATAAACTCATGCAGATATTTATCACTTCATAAATAGTTCTTACAAAAATCTATACAAAGGGTTTCCGGAAGCTGAGACAATATATACATTCTGCCCGTTAGAAAGAGGCTCATCCCAATTTACTCCAATATCATTTCCAAATAATGTAAAATATGGAGAACCAGTTGCTGAATTAGATATAGAATATGATATCAAATCTCCAGGATGTAAATAAAATCTAACCGAAGAATAATATGAAGGAGAGTTTAAAGAAGTTCCTGAAGAAGTTCCCGAAGGAATACTTTGCAAATAACCTACACCTAAACCATTTGAAACAGGTAATGGAGAAGCTGATGAAATATATTGCTGAACATCTTGAGAACCAAACACCGGCTTTACTACTTGACACTGTGCTGATAATACACCAAATGTTTCAGATGCTATTAAAGCTACTTGATTATTTGCCGCATTTATAGAAACATTATCAGTCATTTTTTAAAAATCCTTTAAGAAATTATTCCAGCACTAGTAGCGAAATTTATAATAGCAGCAGTTCCAAAAGGAGCCGTAATATCAAACGGAATATTCCCTTGTAAAATATTAAGATTTTTTGCAGCATCTACATAAACAATATTATATCTAGATCCATCTACAGATATATTCACAATATTTACCGCAGATGTTTTAATAGTAGCTGATATATTCATTTTAGCCTCTTTTCTAAATATTTATCTAAAACCTTTCGGAAAAGATTCTCAAAAAGAAAAGGCTCAACTTTCGAAGAGCCTTTCAAGAAAAAACCTAACAAACTTTCTTAAAACTTATACGGAATAATCTTCCAAAACTCTTCATCATTATCTTTCTTCTTCTCATCATAAAAATAAACTACATCACCTTTCAATTCTTTAACTCTTTTAGTGATAGCGGCGGGGGTCTTCAAATCCCTAGCATTAAACATAGCAGCCATTACATCCTCTCTATACTCCAAACCCTCTATGTCCCTCACACTCAGTTCAGTATCGCCTACAATCGCCTCTAAAACCTCTCCATCGTCTTCTTTCTTGATAATACCTAGCAAAATTTTCTTTGGCTTCCTACCAACCTTCTTCTCAAGCTCTTTCAAATCCTTCTCAGTCTCTTTTTCTAACTCTTCATCATCCTTAGCATTCTCTTTAGCCTTCTTAGCAATCTTATCATCATCTTCAGAATCTTCACCATGCTCATCTTCAAAAGCCTTTCTCTTATCACTTTCTAAAGATGCTGTCAAATATGATTCAACTTCCTTATGCTTTATTCCAGATTCATCTAAAATCTTCCTAACTTCTTCTACCTGTTCTTTTGTCAAGTATGATGGTTCCTTCGCAAAATTTTCTATCAAATCTTCTAAAACTTTCAAAATCTTTTCCGCAAACTCTTTTACCAAATCTTCTTTATCATCTTTGTCTTCAGTTTTTTCAATAGATTTTTGAGCAGTGTTTAGAATACTGGTCAATTCTTTTACATTAACATTTGCAGACTCTTTTAAGAGAAATTTTTCGAAAGATAACTTAGACATATTTTTATACCTACTTTTTAATTATTTATTAGAGTTCTTCTTGGAAATCTTCTGAGTCTTGTTGGTCTATGGTTTCTTGGATGTTTTCGGTATCATTTGAGAGAGCAGGATAGAATAATTTTCTTAAAACTTTTCCTTCAATCCCATCATGCTCTTTTTTAATTCCTAACAAAGTAGCTATTTCAAGTAACTTCGGAGACTGTTCTATTAAAGACCAAACTATTTTATCTGACTTTGAATCATTTTCTCTTGCAGGAAGCCACCGCAAATTTTCAGAAATATTTGATAAATATATATGCTCATGTAAATCTAAATTAAACACAATCATAGGAATAATATGGTCTAAATGCCAATCTTTTCCTAAACCAGGACGAATTCCTATATTTTCATAAATTGCATTAAAATCTATTCCATATTGCATACAACTTTTTGTTTTACCATTTGTTGAAAATTCTTTTATACCATCCGTAATGCGTTTTCTTAAATTCTTTTCAAATTGTAAATATGGACTATTTGCCATTCTATTTTTAGAATATTCATATATCTTTTTTGATAAACTTTCCTTGTTCTTTTTTCTCCAGGCATCGTTTATTATTTTAAGTCTATCTCTATTTTCTATATGATATTGTTTTTGATATGCTACATGTTTATCTTTATTATTTTCTTGCCATTCTTTTCTTTTAGCAACATACTTCTCTGGATTTTTTGCTTCGGCGTTCTTTTTCGAAATTTTAATTTTATCTTTATTATTTTCTCTATATATTTTTGCCTTAATTCTTCTAGGCTCAAATGTTCTTGCGGTATATATTTTATGCGCTTCTTTCTCACACTGTCTACAAGTATTATGTAAACCATCTTTATAATTTTTATTCTTACAAAAATTTGATTCATCTTTCCATTCATGGCAATGTCCACATCTTTTCATCTTAAAGATTCTCCTAAAGGTTGGTTTGTTTTGGGAGAAACAAACCAACCTTTAGGAGATTTGTCTATAATTATTTAGTCAATTGATTAGTAAATTTTAAGAAATATATTCGAAAATTATCCTACAAAAAATTCTGGTGCGCGAGATTCTAAAACAATCGCTTGCATGGCCGCATCATATTCCTTCTCACCTCTATCCATGTATGCCTGCCAATTAAGTGAACCACCGCCCGGAAGGTTTATTGAGTATTTCGCGAGTATGCTTGACCATAATATTTTACAACTAGCAACTGCTAATTTTTTCAAAAGTATGTTATTATATAAATCGGTTGCGTTTTCATTTCTCCAAATCGTTAACATAGATGGATGAGATATTTCGGGCGTTGGAAATATTCTAAGAATTTTTGTATTATTAGAATACTGACAATAATAATTTCTCAAAAAAGTTCCATTGATCTCGCTTAAATACATCATATTTTCAGTATAACTACCGATGGCATAAGCTCCGCCCATATTAGCTTCATACCCATTGCCATTACCTATAATTCCACCATTATAAAAATTACTATACATTTGTTCATGTAACGGTGTAAAGAGCTTATTTATGTCATTATCTCCATTTGGACCATCTATAGATATTACATTTGCCACACTAGAATCTAATTGATATGCGCTAACTCCAGAAATTACATTTATTGTATAAACATCTCTATATGTTGCGTCGCCGTATGTATAGCGTAGGAAAGTATCGGTCGCGTCAGAAACCTCCTGAATAATTTGTGTTGAATCCAATTCTATATTCAAAATTGGCGCACCTAACTTTAAGCGAATATAATTTTCAAAATCTTGAATGTTGTTTATCATTTATTTCCGCCTATTTTTCCGAAAAACTTCTCAAAAACCTTCTCAAAAACCTTCTCAAAATACTCTCTAAAAATCCTCAAACAAACTAAAACTATTCCGAAAGTATTTATAAAAAGTCCCCAAAAGCTACTAAACAAATCCAACCAAAAGCTTATCCAAAAATTTCCGACAAATCTTTCCCAGAAATCACGATCCCTCTTTCAACATCTTTCCGAAAATGTTCTACGTCAGGGTATAGCTCAAACGAGTCCCCATTAAAGAAATAGCTATAGCAAATGTTCCCTTTATTTTCTCCAAGGTTCAGAACAATTTTAAAAACGATATCCTTACTTTTCGAAAAATTCCCACCAAATTTCCCCGCAAGTTTCCCACCAAATTTCCCCAAAGCTTTTTTCAAATCGTTTTCGGAAAGTTTATAGTAAAGTTTTACAATGTCCGACCTAGGATGAAAAGATTTATCAAGAACTTCCGACACATCTTTATTTTTCATTACTACTCTAGTTTCTTCTTTTACAATTTTCCCTGGAATTTCTTCGGAAAATATTACGGAAACTTTTTTAATAGGCTTTTCGGAAACGTCTTCTAAAAGATCTGCCAAAAATTCTTGATAGTCTTTTTGCATGTGTTTAGAGATTTCTATTGCTGCGAGTTGTTTAAGGGCTTTCTTTTTTGTTAGTGGTTTTTTTGTGGTTGTGTTATGAACATGAAAACCGCCTGGAACTTTTTCTATAGGCATTTTTATTTTCCTTCTAGTAATTGGACGATTTGTTCTTTATGTTTTAAGTCAGATTCTTGAATAGCTTTTATTAAAGTTTTAGTTCCCCAATGTTGATGTATCATGAATTCTATTAGTTCTAGTTTTCTTTCTGGTTTG